TTCATCTTCATCTATGTCTACAATACGTAGCGTGTCAATGTCAAAGCCTAAATCTACTTTTTGTCCTACACCACTACTTGAACGTGTTTTCATTAATTGTATTTGATATCTGCCTCTTTCACGCATTGCTCTACTTGTAAAAATACCAAACACATTATCTGCTGTTTGAATCTTACTAAGTCCACCACTAATGTGTGAATGATCAAACTCTACTTCTTCTACTGCACCTCTATTCAACTGTGCCGCTGTAACAAATACAGTTTGCAATTCCATTGCTAAGTTACGCAGTTCTTCAGATACATACTTGTCTTTAACAAACAAATTCTCTGCACTAATCTTTTTACCTATTGGCATAAGCAAGTCTAAGTAGTCTACTAACAATACATCTACTTTCTTACCTGCCTTAATCTCATATTCTTTTAGATACGCTCTAATATCATTAGCAGTCTTTCCACTAGGCATATATTTAATCTGCATCATGCCTGCTTTCTTGCCAATCATTTTAACTTTCATTTCTACATCATCAAGATCTTTAAAAATGTTTCTTGTACTAATACCTGTTACCATACTATCTACACGCATACTAACAAGTGCTTCACTAAGCTCTAGTGTTAAGTAAACAACGTTAAGACCTTCTAATGCAAAGTTAACACCTAAGTTTGCTAAGAACAAACTCTTACCTGCACCTGATCCACCTGCAAATATATTCAACTCGCCTCTGTTGAACCCGCCAAATAGTTTTCTATCTAAACTATCCCAACCAGTTGAAACCTGTCCGTTCTTATCTTTAAGTCCCATAAGTCTTGCTTTAGGATCTAAAAAGTAATCTGTACCCATATCACGTGCTAGACCAATTTGTACTGCTTCTTTTACAAGTCCTTCAACTTCGCCATATTCATTTTGTTCTAGCAAGTCAGCACTTTTTAAAATTGCACGTTCTAAACTTTTGTGTCTTGTAAAACTTTCGAACTCGTCCATTAGCCAATTTGTGTGTCCTTCTTTGACATCACCTGGATGTTTTAACTCTGTTCTGCAACTTGCATTAACCATATCATAGTCAGGCAACACGTTATACTCTTTAGTATACATGTTCATAAACTCGGCTGCTTCTTGCAACTTTCTATCAAACAAAGTACTGTCAAAGATACCTTGACACCTAACAAATGTTTCTGCATCTGCCAGCATCATTTCCAGATAAACTTTCTGTACTTCGTAATCGTAATTTTTTGCCATTACTTTATTAACTCTATTATAATATAAATTTGTAAGCCCAAAACAATAATCGGAACAATAGTTCTAATCAATTCCATTGTATGATTATATTCATCTAGCTTTCTCTCAAACTTGTTTCTTTTTCTCTTAGTCATTTTATCTTCTCTCATACGTAATTATGTTACTAGTATACACTCACTCCATACTTTAGAGCAAACTCTTTTGCGTCCACTTTGTCGTTTACCATAGGTTTTCCTTTAATATTTAAACTTGTGTTTAATAACATAGGGCATCCTGTGGCGCTATACCACCGTCTTAGAAGCTCATACAAGCCCGTGTGTAGCTTCTTATTAACTACTTGAACTCTTGATGTACCATCTATATGCGCTATTGCAGGATACTTATTTGTATCTCTACACTTGGCGGTATACTGCATATAAGGCCCCATTGGTCCGTCAAACAATTCCTGTGCATGTTCTTCAAGGACAACTGGTGCAAATGGTCTAAACTTCTGTCTGTGTTTAATATCATTGACCCTATCTTTTGTATGCTCTCCTCTTGGATCAGCAAACAGACTACGATTGCCAAGAGCCCTAGGACCGTATTCAGCACGACCGTTAGCAACTCCACAGATACCGGAGGATAACAATGCGTTAAGTGTATTCTCAACTGGATACTTTCCTTTTATATCATAGCCTAAGTAAGGTGATTTAAACTCTATGTGTTCGTTATAGTTTGAAAGAACAGCACCTATTGCACTACCTGCGTCACTAGGATTAGGCATAATCCAAACATTATCAAACAATTCTTTTGCTTGGCCGTTTGCACTACAGTTTAATGCACAGCCTCCCATTAGCACTAAGTTTTTACTTTTACATGTATATTTGCAATACAACAGCATTTCAAGTAATGCTTGTTCATATATTAATTGTGTAGCGGCAGCAATGTCATACATGTCTTGTTCAGTAGTAAGATCAGGTCTCCAACTCTTACAACCTCTATGTAAATTTTGTTTTAGTCTAACAGTTAAGTTTTTATTATTATAATTAACGTCAATGAACTGATCCAATATGTCGTGATACAATCTTCCTTTATCTCCGTATGCAGCCATTCCCATTAAGATGTATTCATCTTCGTTAGGCTTAAGGCCAATACGTTGAGTCATTGCACTATACCAAAGTCCGATACTGTGTGGAAACTTTTGACTCCACACTTGGTACATGTCGTTGCCTTCTGCTTCCCAAATAGTTAGCGTTTCAAATTCTCCAATTGCATCAATGCATAAAACAGTAGCATTATCGTACCCACTGGTATAATAGCCAGCAGCAGCGTGACTCCTGTGATGACTAGTGTAATTGATAGGACAATCCACTCCATACCTGTCAAGATATTTTCGTATATTATTGTCTGCGAAATTCCATCCTTGGCCTGCATAAAGTTGTCGTAAAGATTTTTTAATTGGGTTTTCATACCAATGTACCTCGTTGGGCTCACCGTAATGGAGAGCATAGTTTATTAAATTTTTATCAAGATGGGGGTCATTTTTAACGCCACTGAAACGCTCACTGTGACTTGCGAACAAAAGTTCTTTGTTCTTAAATACAGCAAGTGCTGCATCGTGACTGTTAGCTGAAATCCCCCAACTGATCATGTGTTATATTTTTTCCATAATGAATGTAGTGCGTAAAACCACACTCCGTTTATACTAGGTTCAACAAGTGCAACTGCACCAGCTTCCCAAAGACTTGCGCCAGTCATTAGACTAACAACAGTCATTGCAATACCAACGTGTCCTAGCGTGTAAATTACTGCTAGTACAACACTGTTACCTTTTAGTAGGCTTTTGATTACCTCAAATATGCCTACTTGTACTTCGTTTTTCATTTCAAGAATCCTTTCTACCATAGCTGATATCTTACTTGTAGATAAACGGGTCTTTGTTATTCTTATTCATTCGCTTGAGTTTCCAGGCATAATACTTTTCAACAAGCCAGTCCCATTTATGTATGAACCAATCTTTGATCCGTTTCATTACGCAGTCTCCAATTTATGTTCAAAGTTATTTTTAGCAACGTTCAACTTAATAGAACCTTGCACCGCGGTCTTCATTGCATCAACTAGTACAAACAATTTACCATAGCGTTTGACTGCATCAGCAACATCTTTTACATCACTATCCCAGTTAGGAAATGCAACATGCCAATTATGCTCATCAGCTTTGTTAATAAGCTCAACACCCGCACTATCCTGATCTGGAATAACGATTACTTCTTGACCTAAACTATTAATAATCCTTGCTTGTTGCTCGTGAATATTATTAGTAAGCAATGCAACACCACCAATAGATAGTGCATCAAACGGTCCTTCAGTTACAAATATATATTTCTGATCTTCCTTTTGTTCGTCAATGTTATAGACAAAGTGAGGGTGATGATCGGAAATATATTTAGGTCTGCCATCTTTAACTTTCCTAGCAGTTGATCCTACAATACTTCCTTTGTACCAAAATGGAATAATGACTCTATCTCTATATCCTTCAAGCGGTGTCCAATAAAAGTGTTTGCTAACAGGATCACAATCTCTTTCTAGTAGATACTTAACTACTTCTGCTAGACTGGCTTCCTCTTCCTCGTTGAGATCAGCTTCTAACCAATCACGTATCGCTAAAGCACCCTCTGGTAATGTCTTAGGCGTAAACGTTACTGTACTAGAAACTTCTCTCGGAGTATACTCTGGTGATTCAGCTTTAAGTGCTTCAAATATCATTTGATTGATATCGTCATCGTTAGCACCTAGCCATCTGCATAAATTTTTAAACTTGTTTGATAAAGGTCTGCCTGGTTCCCAACTTGCACTGTACTTACAGTTGAAGCAATTGAATACCACACCTAAATCAAATTTCAAACCACCACGCTTACGTTTGTCCTGAGAGTGACCTCTATGGGAACAACACGGAGCATTAAAACTTGTCCAACCTGAAGGACTAGTTTTGGCACGTGAAGGCAAGAGTGTTCGGAATTTATCTAATACCAGAGTCATAGTATTAGTATAGCATCTTTGCGGGTAATGTCAACCTATCTTACTAGAATTTTATCCAAAGATCCTGTGTTTTCTCGAGTTGGACAGTGCTTTACTCTAAACCAATTATACTTACCGGTTTGGTTTTTGAATATATTACCATCTGTGCTTGTGATGTCAAACGTCTGTAAAACAAACCAACTATCTGCACTTGGAGTACCACCGTCTGCTAAACTGCCTTGTATTTCTACTTTCCCTGTATAGTTTTTGAAATAAAACTGTAAGGTGTGTAAACTGCTTGGAGTTTGCATATTGGGTTTAAGGTCAACTATACTACTGTAATGTAATTCATCAAACACATTATTAGAAGTATTAGTTTGGTTATAATTTGGTCTTGGGTTTTGGAACTGTTCTGTATCGTCTGCCATATATGCAAGACTATCCCAGTCAATGTCCTTATTAAACTTATAAACTTCTATAGTATTGTAAGGAGTTCCTAGCACGTCACCCATAATCTCTAAGTTGCCCATTGCACCGTAGTGTGGATCAAAGTATAGCGGAGATCTTGAAGTAACTTTATAGTCGGTGGAGTCAACTGTTTGTCTTACTTCTTTAGTAATGCTATAGCTATAAAATCCTGGCTCTAGTTCTGTTAGTTCGTCCGCTGTTAGTATAACATACACTCTACCAGTTGTTAAGTCGTCTACTGAGCAGTCTTTACTAAGAACTAAATCACTATTTTCTTTGTTTATAATATTAAACACAACTGTAGAACCAGTTATGTTGTATTTCTTTTCATCGCTGTTTCTTACCTGTAAGTCGATTCTATTATCGACACTACGATAAGCCATCAGCCCTCGATTGTATACCATACGTTTTCTCTCCACTTTCCAAGTACCGTTAACGCCATTATCATAGACGTTGAGTAAATTTGGATATAAATATATTGAATGACTTTGCATATACATATTTATCGAAATGAGAACAAACTAAAAAATGAGAATAACAGATAATTTACAAGAGAACTTTCCGTTCATAAGCGTTCTAAAACACGCCGAAAAAGAGTACGTTGGTATAATCATCAACCAAGACAATAATGTTACATCATTCTACGACTACGAGAAGTTAAAAACTCAGAAAGATCAAGAAAAATTTATTGAACTGGGCGAAGCATGGTGGTGGGAAAGCAACAGACAAATTCCTATTAATATATTTTTATCTAGGGAAATTTACCCTTTTAAGTACGCTATTAGAAACTTTACCAGCAAGGACGTCCAGGTCATATTAGGTCCTGTCACTAGTCTAAACGCTATTATTACAAAGAGGATTAAGCGTAAGTCAATTACGCTCGTTAGAAAACCTTCTAGTTAAATAATCGGAAGCATCGCCACGTACATCGTGATGAATGTTCCTACCATAAGTATTAATTCTGCGACTCTGTCGCACGTATCGCCAGTACAACGAGCTCTCAACTCATTGATAAATCTTACCACCTTATTCTCCATTTTATGAAATTATTGTAGAGTAGAAGACATTTTCTACCCCATACGAGCTATTTATATAAAGATATAAAAAACACTTATTTTATGAATAATTGAACCAACCGGTTGCAATCCACTTCTCAGATGTCTGAGAAACTATGCCTTTGTGTGTATGAGTAAAGTCACTTGGCCATATAACTGACAAGCCTTTCTTTGCCTCAATCTCAAAGTCTTGATACTTCCATGCTGTACCTCCATCTGGTACATCATTAAGATATGTCATGTAAACTAACTGACGTGCTTCGTCACCTCTATCTCTTTCGAAGTGCCAAACTTTAAATCCGCCTCCTACTGGATAGTGCTGTAATAAATTATGATCCTCTGTCTTAAGATACAAATGTTGTAAATTATACTTTTCAATATATTGATCATAACCCATTTGCAATTGTTGAAAGTATCGTTGTATTCTTGGATCAGTACTGCTATTGTAAAAAATTACATCTGTAGATTCTTTGATATTATGATCTACAATACCTCCTGCAACTCCTGCAGATTTGTATTCATCTTTCTCGGCATGATATGCAACTAGGTCATCACATACTTGTTCGCCTACTTGAAATGTGTGAATAAAATTTTCCATTAATGATTCCTTTTCCCATCAAACACACAAACAAAATATAAACCGTAATCGCCTGTGTTGTGTACTCTATGAAATACACCATCTTCAATTAGTATAACATCACCTTCTTGTACAGTAATAGTATCGTCATCTAATTGCATTTTACCTTTACCTTTAATAAAGAAGTAAACTTCTTCCTGTCCTTCGTGTTTATGTCCGCTTGTGCTTTTGTTTGCTTCTAGAAACGTACTACTTAAGATTAAGTTCTTTAGTGTCGTATTATCTTTTACAATATAACGATCGTCCTGTTTTGCAATTACACCACCGATATCATCTATACTTACTCTCATTACCATCTCCAAGGTAGCATTGACAAGCCAATCATATTAAGTAAGAACTCACAAACTATAATTGTAATAGTTCCGCCAACTATTTGCCATGTCCACCATTTCCAACCTTTTAGACCGTCTCCCCATTTTCTTATTTTACTGTTTCTTGCTTTGTCATAGGCTCCACTTTTTTCACCTAATTTATTTGACCAATGATTTGGGTCTAGCCATTCTTTTAATTTAATCAAAGGCCAAAAGATTTTTTTCATTATACTCATTGCTTTAGTGTCTTGTAATACTACGTTAAGATACAATGCACCTCCTAATACAATTATTGTTATTGCTATAATTATAAAATCTTCACTCATCTTTTTTTCCTTCTGCCTTTATTATTTGATTTAATATTGTTGTCCACGGATTTAAATTTAAATCCTTTGCAGCACAACCTGATAACAGTATTAATATAATCAAATATCTCATTCTTTTACTTCTGACAGCAAATTCATCTGTACTCTAACTGCTAATGCATATGCAGTTGCATGTGACTTCTTAAAAAAGTATGCTCCGTCTGTTGGCTTTTCCCACACTTCTTGCATAATAGTATTCCAACTTTCATTTGCTAAATGGCGTTTAGCAGGTCTTATAATGGCAAGTACTGCTGCAAGTTGCTCTACACTATTAGGCTTTAACTTACGTAATATATCGCCATGTCCGTTAACATGAAACAATAAATCTGTAAAATCGTCATGCAATAATAGATCCCATACTGGTTCTTTATCTATTAATTTTTGCAAGTGTTCTTCGTTACGCACATCTTTGTATATACTTACATTGAGAAAGTCTAACTTAAAATAGCCTTGATCTTCTGCTTCTTTGTGCGGAACACTACATAAATTTAATTCAGCATTTACAGGAACCTCATGCATATATACACCAGTATTATGTTTTACTAGTTTACCATCGTCAACACGACTTGCTCTGATATGCTTAAAGTGCTTCAGTGCTTTTTCTCTGTCAACAAAATCTATATCAATATCTGGCATTATTTTGGTTCTTCTTTATCCATCTTCACTAACATATATATCGGTAATACATAGCATAGTAGTGTAAATGAGATTGCTAAAATCATTTTATTCTTTTCCATTGCTTGTAAAGTTCAAGCGTTCCACTAGCAACATATTCTTCGCCTGTTTCCATATCAACTATCTTCCACTTCTTAGGACACTTTGTTATTATACTAAGGTTAGCAACTCGTTCAAGTTGCGGTACTTCTTTACCACTTAATAGTTTTCTCTTTTTTGTCACGAGATGTTACCTTCTTTAATTACTTCTTTTACTAGTTCTACATCTGCTGGAAGTTTCTTAAATCTAATCATCCAGTACTTAGGATCTAAAACAGGCCCAATAATAGTTAATTGTTCATCTGTCATATTTTGCATCATGTCTTTTGCTGCCTTTGAATTTAGTAATATCCAAGGACTAATCTTTCCGTCTTTAATATCATGCGTTGCTCTATTTAAATTACAGTAACTAAAATAGTGATTCCATTCAGCTTCGTTGTTATCTGCCCAGTCCATCATTGTTTTAATACTACGTTGTATAGCACCATCAGCTGGTTCTATTTTTAATAACTCTTTAATGTATGTGTCATACAATTCATCTCTACACCAATGATCTAATTTGATGCCGCTCTTAACTACAAACTCTAAAAATCTTTCTGGGTAGATAGGATTAGTATTAACCATAAAACTACCAAACTTAACAAATGCGTTGTAGTAAGGACTACTAACAAATGCATCAAAATCTTTAGGCTTTGCTGACGGCTGATTAAATTCATAAAACTTTCTAAATGTCAATAGTCCATACTGCACATGCTTTTCGTTCTTTGCCATGTGCCTTCTTTTAGGCTCGCATACATGCACAAACAAAGTTTTCTCCTTTGCAAATGCTTTTCCGCAGTAATCACATTTATAATTTAATTGCATCAATCTGTTTCTTATCCCAACCAAGACCTCTACAGTGATCTTTAATTTCTTTGTTATCTGACATTGCTGCCAATGCAGAGATATCTGCACTTTTCATGTCTGGAAATATCTTCTTTAAAAATTCTTCTTTTTTGTTCTTTTCTCTTTTGAGTCCTAGCCATTCATGTCTATGAATATTCTTTTCTTCGTGACCGCAACTACATGCAAGTTGCCATAGCAATTTATTATGCTTGTTTAACAGCAGGAAAAGGTTCTTATTAAAGCGTTCGTTGCCTAGTAGTACATAATGCTCCTTTAGCTCTCTAGACCCTTGTACGTTGCTTATATAGCGGTTAAGCGTGAAGTATACAACACTCTTACGTTGCTCTTCTGTAAGCTCGTCCCATATGTGTTTTGCATTCATATCAACAGATGCAAGAATTTCATTTAGTTTTAATTTTGACATTCTAGTCCTTGTTAACAATATCTGGTGTAATCATATCTATCGTATTTACTACTGTTTTACCTGCATATATGGCTGTACTAGCAGTAACGTCCAAAACGGCTACAGTTGTTCCACATGCAGGAAGTAATAGAATTATGGCTACAAATAAAAGTTTAATCATACTTATATTGTACTATCTTATGCAAATAAATGCAAGAGTTTTTTATGATAACCTAGCCATTATGAAATAGTTTTTAACAGGTATATCTTTACCAAGTTGTTTTGAATATTTGTTAAATTCTCTATATTCTTCTTTGATTATAGTATAACCCAAAGCTAAATGTTTTTGTCTCCACCAATCTGGTGTTTGCTGTATTAGATGTGCATTTCTACCATCTGGCAGTATAAGTTTGGCTGGCGCACAACTAATTAAATGGTAAATGTGTGTGCTGTGTTCTTTAATTTCTTCAAGTGTTTTATCAAGATGAGCAGGTTCAATGTGTTCTAGTACATCAGTTGAGAATATTAAATCAACATTTTGTAATGGTACATTAAACTGTGAATTGGCAGGATCATAACCCATAATATCAATAGTGGGGTAGTTGTGTCTTAGAACATCAAGTAGTTGCCCTTTACCACAACCAAAATCAATCATAGACCTAATTGATTGTTTAGATATAAATCTTTTTAGATGTTCTGGTATTTTGGAACGCTTTCCAAACTTTGTACCAGTATGGATAAGCGATAGCATCTCTTGATATTCTTTTGATATCATTTTACATACTCACTGCGGTCATGACTAATCTCTCTGCACAGGGTTTGTATGTCCTGTATAAGAAATTCAATTTGCGTTTCGTCTCTTGCTGCTTTAGGGGTGTCATACTTTTGTTTTCTTAGCTCTTCAGACTTTCTATAGATGACTTCGACTTTATCGCACATATCACTGATTTTGTGTAACATAAAGTTTTCCTTTTCTGGTTGGTTATCATAATCCTATATCGCTAGTGTAAATTTGTTCCACTAACGGTTTCCAAGCAGCCGACTCATTGATGTTTTCAATTGCTTTGCTGTCATCGGAATATTGTAAATCTGTGTTTGCTAAGATAGGTAAATTTTCTAAATGAGCTGGAATAAGTTCTTGTGCATTGTAAAAGAAACAGTTAGTACTACTAGAGTCAAATCCAAAATATGAGTAATTAAAATGTTCAAAAAATAGTTTCCACTTTTGTAAACTACAGCCTGATGTAGTTAACTTTCCTTTTCTAATTGTTTTCCATTTCATACTTGGCACATGTGGAAAACTTGCAACAGCGTTAGGTCCAAACTGATCTGCAAACTCTACACAAACTGTTTTGGGTCTAAAACCTCCGTTTAGAAATAACTCATGTGCAACAGCATAGTCGAAACTATCAATGTCTAAACTAAAAAAGTCGCAATTGTAAGGTACTTCTTTCATAAACTCTTGTGCATTGTGTGGGTAAACTTTAGATGCTATATGCTTAAATTTATCTGTAAATCTTTCTCTGCCTTTAGGACTTTCTCTTGCATCAACACCAACACCGCCCCAGTCTTTATCATATTGTAAGTAATTGGTCATGTTAGTTCCGCCGTCGCCCCAACCAATCTCTAAAAATGTTTTGTCTGGATTTATAATAGAATTAGTCATCATCTCTATGATGCCATCTTCTCCATGCTGTGAATAGACTTGTTTTTCGTAGTGTAACTTATACATTAAAATACTCCATTGGGCGTGTAGCGTTGTCTATTCCTTTTTGAAACAATCCGTCTATTTGTAATACTTCTTTGTTTGCACTTCTATGTTCAGTGATACAGTTAGTTAAACAAAAGCCCATATCGTTCATTAACTTTATCATTTCAATTCCTGTCGGAGCGCCTTCGTTGTAAGGTTTAATTGCAAGTTCTAGTATAACATACTTGGCTTTATCTAGCAATGATCTTCCACCTTCGATAACATCTTTTTCTGCACCTTGCACATCAATTTTAATTAAATGAAAATGTTGTTCTGGCAACACATCATCTAATCTTCTTACAGGTACTTGCATAGATTGTAAATCTTTGCCTTGTATCTCTGGATAAAAACTTGCTCCTTTGCCTGCAGGTTTTCTTTCAGAATAATAAAAATCTAGTTCACCTTCTTCTTTACCAAGTGCAACAATTTGGTACTCGTTGAGATGACCATTGGATTGCTTCTTGCCTAGTTTTGCTTCACAGTAAGGATTTGCTTCAATAGAATATATATGTGCGTTACCAAATATACTTCTCATCTCTGTTGCAAATTGACCTACGTTTGCACCTATATCTAAAATATGCGGCTGCGTATCTTTAGGCCAAACCACTAGTTCGTGAAGATTTTCAACAACCGGATGATCCATTAATTTTCTCTCATTCCATTAAACACGGTCTTTTTTACTTTGCTGTTGTCCTCCGTGACAACATCTAACAAGCTAAAAGGAAGGTCTAATTTTTTAATTAACGATGCAAGAGCTTTTGTGTCTTTAGGTAAACACATGCCTCCATAGCCTCGTAGTTCAGGATAAACGTCTAAGTACATGTCAATTGCTTTTCCTGTCTTAATGTATGCATTCTTAATTGTATTATAATCACAGTCTAACTTCTCGCAAATTTCGTACATTACGTTAGCAAACGTTACCCTTACAGCAGCGTATACATTGTTATAGTATTTAAGTACTTCTGCTTCATTAGGCGTTAGGTGTACTACATTCTGTGGTAAATCTGCGTGACAGTCAACCATTTTTCTATGTACCCAAATATCATGTGTACCTACTGCAAGTAGTTTATGATTGTTAAGGAAGTCATCTAATGCACAACGTTCACGTAAAAACTCTGGAACAAAAGCAATTGTTAAGTTTTTATGTTTGTCAATCATGCTTTGTGTAAAGCCAGGTACTGCTGTACTTCTAATAGCAATAATACCTTTGTAATTAATTTCTGCAAGTTCATCTATTACACTTTCAATAATAGTTGTGTCGCAGTCTCCGTTATCCATGCTTGGTGTTGGCACACAAACAAATGTAATTTCTGTGTTAAAGACATCTGTAATTTGTGTATCAAGTGTAATGTCGTGTCCAACAATTTCATGCCCAATGCTTTCAAATCCTGCTTTGTTTGCTGACCCTACTGTACCAAGTCCAATGATTCCTAGTTTCATAATAATGACTCCACTGTATGTTTTAATCCTACCTTCAATGGTGTATAATTAAAGGTATCCGTTAATTTAAGTAATTTAGATGTGTCAGGACAACGGCGCTTTGCACTGCCTATTGGCCCTGGCATTATTTCAAGTTTATTAGGATCTACATCCATAATGTCCATAATAATTTTTGCTACATCTGAAATTTTATTTTCTTCTTGCCTGCCTACATTTATAATTTCGTTGCTATGTTTCTCTACTACTTCGTGTGTAAGTTTAACAGCGTCATCAATATAACAAAAACTACGTGTATCATCGCCTTTGATATAGTACTCGCCTTTTGCAACACGTTCTACAAACTCACTAATAAAATGATCTTTCTGTCTAGGCCCATAAATGTTAAAGTAACGTATTACTAACCATTGTAGTCCTGAATTAGATACTAAATTCTCACCAAGTGCTTTAGGTATACTATAACTCCATCTTGGATTTAAAATGTCTTCGAAGTGTATAGGAACATTTTCGTCTGTAGGAACAGGATATATTTCTTTATCAATCGCTCCGTTAAATATTTCACATGTGCTAGTAAACACAAACTTTGTGTCTGTTCCGAGGTATTGTTCAATTAAATTAAAAGTTGGAAGTGTATTATTAAACGCAACTTGTGTAGGAGTTTCGTAAAATAGCCTAGTTCCATTTGTTGCAGCCATATGTATCACTATATCGCATGGTGGCATTTGTTTAACAATTTTAGAATCACAAAGATTTTGACCAGACACTAAATCATATGCAACTACATCATTGCTGTCTTTAATATAGTCATAGTAGTGGCTTCCAATAAAGCCTTTATGTCCAGTCAATACTATCTTCATTTAATTGTTCCAGTAGCAAATCCTATTGACATAATCAATACCATTGCAAAGAACATGATTACGTTAAACGGAAGATGCTTCATTTAATTACACCAATTTTCCAATTTTCTGCACAAGATTCAGCATATGCTTCGCTATGTCCAGGTAATTGTCTGCTCTCAATAAGTTTGCCGTTTTCAATCATATCGACAACGTAGACAGTTTCTTGTCTTACGACAGCACTACGATTAAACATTATCTCTTGTATAAATTGTTTATCGTGCTTTCTTTTAAGTCCGTTGATTCCTTTAGTTGCCACTTTACTCACCTTTTCCTTTCCTCATCCTTTTAATTGCTCGAGCCAACTGCTCGTCTCTCTTTAATTTACGATCACCTTTGTAATGTATAACATGATGTTCGAGTGCTGCGTTGAAATGATTTTTACCAAGCTCTGGAAAGCGTATACGTGCAATATCATAATTGTTTATCTTACCTTCTTTTTCCAGTCTTTCTCTTGCAGCATCAAATGCATGACAATCTAATTGTCCTGCGAGATCATATATTGTATCATGTGTATAGTATTCTTTCCACACATCAAAGAACTCTTTTGCATATTTGTGATTTAAATCAAATGCAAGGAATCCTGTTTCTGTATAGTGTGGCCTTCCAAGATAACTTGTAAATAACCCTTCTGGCAAAAATCCTTTTAGATAGTCTTCAGTAATACTACTATAAATTTCAGCATCGCTATCAATCCAATACAATGTATCTACTTCAGCATTATTTGCACAATGCCAAATACAATAACTCTTGTGACTAAATCTTACACCGTCATAGATAAACTTGCCTGGCACTCTATGTGCATTGCGTTGTTTAAACTCTGTAAGTTCTGGCACTGATGGTTCTAACTTTCTAATAACAAAGTTAGATGGTGGATTGTCAATTTCAGTGTTGTCTACATAGATGTAAACAGTGATGTTAGGATCAACAAACCTTCTTACACTTTCTACAAAGTGTCTGCCATATTCGTGATAACCTTTATCACTAAATGTTGATACGATACCAAGTTTTTTCATTACGTTTTAGTACCAACAGTTCTACGCACAATGTCGTCGTGGTTGAACTCTGCCCAGTATAGCTCAAATGCTACACCATCTTCAAGTCCTTCGAACTGATGGATCTTACCGGGCTTCACTTGCGTAAAGTCACCAGCTTCAAGAATAGTTTCGTCAACTAATCCTTTTTGTTCTCCGTCCTGCCAAACACGTATTACCATCTTGCCTGACTCAACAAAGAAGCCATTCCATTTAAATTGATGTTCGTGTTCAGAACACTTAAAACCTTTATTATATTCAATACGGTGAAACTCTAGTACACCATTTGCGTGAACTAACTCTGTGTTACCCCAAATCTTTCCTGCTTTGATACCCATTTTATACTCCTAGATATTTTAATATGTACACTTAATTATCATAGTAAGATGGACAATTCAACTTGTTCTGACTGTCTACTAATTTCTTTAACAAAGTAAACGCATGGAGGGTTTACATCATCGTGTAATGGTACTGACAATAATTGTCCATTTTTCATCTTTGGAAAATACCATCTTACGTCTTGGTATATGTTTACTATCTCTACTGGTTGAAAGTCGGATCTATAACCTTTAATTGGGTTCATACAAAACGCTTCGAAGCCTCTTTCGTTAATACTTGTTAGTGGTAACACCTCTGGATCTGTAGCACAATCACTATCTCCAATTAGCATACACCAATCTAAAGGCATTTGGATTTCGTATCCTCCGATATTCATTAGTATTGCTGGGCTGTTAAAACTTTCTAAAAATATTAAAGGCATAAAGAAGAAGTCAGGATTTGAAGGATCACTGTTATCTAGTACACTAAATCTAGCGTCTTCCTCTACTTCTTCTGGCAGTTCATTTAAATTGAACGCCTTGTTATCTAATGTTAAAATTCTACTCATTCATTTTTCCTTATTTGTATTGACGTATTATAGCATGGTTAGTTCCTGAAGTCAAGAACTTAACTTTTCTTTCCTTTTTGTAATACTTTCAACTTTGCTTCTAGTTTATCTATAATCTTACGGCTAACTTTTTCAGCTTCGCACACTCTTATACTTTCTTCTAACTGTTTTATTTCTTCGTCTATCATGGTCCATCCATCCATATCTGTATTAACCAAAAAGATATCATCATAAATCCAAGTGCTGCCACTTGTACTGCTGATGCTATAGCAACAAAATGAAGAGCTCTTTCAGCCCACCATGTTCTGTCACCTTCTTGCCATTCTTTTTGTTCTTGCTCTGTTGCTTCTTTATATTCTATCATGTATCTATTTTTGTTATTTGGAAAGGATATTTTGCTTCTCTGTAAAACTTCTTACGTTCTGTTAAGTGACGTTTTGCATATTTACAAGTTGAAGTTATATCCCATATTTGTACGAAATCTTTATCTTCTGCTTTACGTATTCCCCTACCAATGCTTTGTATTACCCTAACAAAACTTTTACCAGGTTCAATAAGCACCAAGTTAAATATCCTAGGGATATTAATCCCGACAGCAGCCACACCATATGTAGCAATGATAACTTTTCCATCCGACGTTTTAATTTCGTCATACTCTTCCTTCCTATCTGCAAGTTTCATTTCGCCGGCAACAAAAACTGCTTCAGGTATTTGTTCCATTATCTTTTTACCTGTGTCGATTCTGTTTACTAGTACCAACGTATTACCGGTTAGTGAAAATTCTTTCACTTTAGAAGATATCCACGATATTCTATCAGGATCTGTTACTAACCAAGTATACTCTTCTTGGTAATTTCTAAATTCTTCAATGTTTTTTGTTTGTAAAATCTGTATGTCTAATTTTGCAAGTACATCTTTTTGTTGTAAGTCGTGTGCAGTAACCTGATTAATGACTGGTCCAATACCTGCAAGTATCCCTTGAAATTCCCATGCTTGTTTAGGCACAGTACCTGTTAGTCCCCAACGTATAGGAGAATTTTTTAAATTTATTGTTAATAGTTTTTTAAGTACATCTGCTTTTGCTTGATGCACTTCGTCAATGATAACAGCATTAACACCTTCTAAAAATTCTGCAAGTGTAAGAGCATCGTCATACTTGCCTTTCTTATCTAATACATTAAGACTTTGCCATGTGCATACAGTATGTGTTTTTCCTAGCTCTTTTCTGTCACCGAAGTATACACCTACATCAAGTCCTAAGTTAACGTAATCTTCTTCTGTTTGTACAACAAGACTCTTATTAGGTACAATTACAATTGTACGCCCATACGGTTCACACAAGTGACTTAGTGTTGCAGTTGTAATTGTTTTACCTGCACCAGTTGCTACTTCTTGTAAACTTTGTGGATTATCTAAAAATTTATTTACAACGTCATATTGATAGTCTCGTAGTACAATTGGTTGTCCTGCAAGTTGATGTCCTTCAGGCCAAACTTTTCCTTTGTCAGCCCAATAGTTTTCTGTAATTTTTTCAAACTTTAATTCAGCGGCTTGACGATTATCAATAACTTCTATTTCATAACCTGAGTCAGTAATGACAGGCAAGATTACATCTAAGTGTGCAAGATACCCTGAACCACCAATACCAAAGAAACTAACAGTTCCGTCCCACCTACCTAATTTATATGCTGGCATGTGCCTTGCATAAGGTAAATCGTACTTTAACTTATTACAAATCTTTCGACGTGTTGCAACATCAAGTCCTTCACACTTAATGTTTACTTCGTCTTTAATAATCAGTTTACAGTTCAATCAATTCCTCCTGGACTGTTGGTGCTATATCACCAACGTATACAACACACGGATGATTCTTTAGCAAATGTCTTATCATAGTTTGCCCTCCGGCAAATAAATTATTACTTGCTAGTATTGTAACATCTTTTTCTTCTTTGAACAACCACTTTGCAGGTTTTTGATTAAAAATTAAGAATTTAGCACCATCTATTTTTCCTCCAAAGCCATTATCTCTAACCCAATCGTTAAAACTTCCATCGTCATGCTTATTGGCTCTAAAGCATACTCTAAAATCATTCCTATCAAAACCGCAATTATCTATAGTTTCGCTTAATGTATATAACCAACTATTTACATCGCTAGTACGATCAAGGATAACTGCAATCCTACCATCAACTGTATAACTTAGTCTTAGAAAGTCTGCAACATCTTTTATCCAAAACTGATTGGTTTGTGAACTTGCAATCTTTTTAGTCCATTGGTTATACTTTTTAGTTTTACCAGTAAACACATGACCCATACTTTTTGCTAAAACTAGATCAGAATCAACGTTACTTGTTTTGTTTTTTCTAAAATACACTTCAGCACTAGGACTAGCATTATTAAGCTCAACAGTACCTTCTGTAACTTTACTAGTTTTACTGTACTCTTTTTCGTCCCAGTAAATTTCTTCAACCCTTTCAATAATATCTTCAAATTCGTGGTCAAACTCAAAGTCGTTAACTTTTAAAAACTCCTTGAGTAATACAAGATTGTAATCATATAACGAAAGTGTTCTAACCTTTCTTTCTGTATCCCAACGGTTTTCACTGTCTCTATTATATCGTATTTCTTTAATAAAATCATCAAAGTCTGTCTTAAAATGGAAAGGAAATTTTAGTACAATTCTTTGTGTTTTGTCAACCTCTTCAACCCAAACTTTCTTACTATTGTCAATAACACGAAACTTTCTTTTCCATTGAGGCATTTCCATATGGTTACCGTAATCAATTTCATCTGAAACTACCTTACGATATTTAAACAGTATTTTTAGCACGTACTGGGCTTGTTTTTCTGTAAAATGCTTACCTTGCATAATAGAGTCATAAAAGCTGTGTGCAGCGGAGCGGTCTTGGTATTGCATAGAGTAAAACTTACTCTCAAGCGTGTCCAAGAAATCTATGAATAGATCTTCTGTAAAAGTGTGATGTCTCATACTACTATTATATAATAGAATGCCGCAAAGATCAAGAGTTAATTTGCGTTTTTAGATAATTTTCTAATCTTTTTAGTGGTAGCCCTTGTTCTATTTCTTCTACTGTAAATTCAGTCCATGCATAATCATTTAGCCACTGTTCTCTGTCATGCAAAATAGGATCTTCAATAGTAGATAGACTAGACATACTAACATCGTATGCTAAACTTGAAGGACCTGTATACGCCGGTATACCATTTATGACGCTGTGAATACCTGGATTGCTTGACCAACTTATAGTTGCCCATGCATCTTCAAATGACATGTCGAAATCGTCATACGTACCAGACACATGCACAGGGTGCTGTCTAATAACGTTGGGTAAGTATGCTTCAATTGAGTCTAGTTGGCATCTAGGATGCGGCCTAAACACAATCACTCTATCTGAATACTTTCTAATTTCAGTTACAGTGTCTGTTACCCACGAGCTCATTGGCGGCATGCCTTTCCATTGCAAACTTTTATCATGTTGTCCACATAATAAAATATGATTGCCTTCTTTACGCCACGGTTTTAGAAATAGCCCAAGAGCATTGCTACGACTATTATCATTATTATTATCCCCAAAATAAGCGTCCCGATTAATTCCATTCACTCCTACCTTCCATGTGGTTCCTCTTTTGATTCCACCGACCTCAAGTACGATGGTGGGTTTGGATTGATCCCAGACACTTTGATTAGGCGCCATTCTACCATTAAACAATACGCTCCATATAACATTAATGTCGCTATCAGTATCGGAATCAGTAATAGTGTGCCCGCAAGATATAACGCTACGTTCAAAAGCAGCAAAAATAGGTTTAGAGTTAAGTGCGCCATATTGCTTCCACAGTTTGAATTTCATTATTGGTTCCAGTATGGTTCCGTTCTTGGTACAAGTAGATCTGTACGTTTGCTTTTTCCAAGGGCTTTACGTCCTCCTTTAAGATGATCAAGATATGCTCCCCACATTGAGTTAATCAGCGGATGGCCTTCACCAGTAACAAGTCCTGCTGCCCAATCCCATTCGTGCATTTTAACTCTTTGACGTACAACGTCAAACACAAAACTGTCATGCCACTCTGCCATCTGAAAAATGCCTTCATTTTCTGCTTCATCGTAAACACGTTGAAACTCTCTCATGAATCTTTTGGTTTGCTTGTTACCTAGTGTAAGTGAATAAAGTCCACATTCACTAAACTTACCTTTTCTACCAAGAAAACACACATCAAAGTTAGGTGGGGTTAATTCATTTAGTCTTTGGTACGTAATTGGGCTGTGACAGAAGGTATCTGCATCCATCCACATTAGTCTTTGTGTATCACATACTCTTGCACAATGAAAAATACTGTAAACTTTGTGTGCAAAGCGAATTGCGTCCCATTTAAATCCTTTACCTGAGTCTCTTCTTCTACTTCTTATAGGATCTCCACTAACATCACCATTTGCCTTAGGTACATCTTTCCATGTATTCTTAAATGCTACAAGATCTGGTACTGACGAATGTAAGTCATATAATACAACTCTATTATGGTCCTTAATTCGCGGATTACAGTCTTCTGCATATACATGTAGCTTCACTTCTTCTGGCCAATTATCGATAAAACTGTCGATCATGCGTTGTCCGTACTGTTGTAAGCCTTTTGCGTGGAATGTTGTTACTACACTAATTGTCATTGGAAAAAATCTCCGTTTTTCTTGCAAGTCCAAACGTGAAAAGTGCCAGCCTGTGCAACTGCATTGTACTTATGTCTATAAAGATTAGCACTTTGTACTCTATCTATCACTTTCTCGTCTTCAATGAAAACATCTGGACTCGGATTAGTTAAAATTGAACCCATATGGTCCAACACTTTTAATAAATTTCTATCTATGAAGACTGTTGTTATAGTTGGAACAAAACAATCCTTTAATTTTGACTTATATACAACATTTGCACGTCTTACTCTTGGTGCACCTTTATCATATACAAAAACAGTGCCAAATAAATCAAACAATTCATCAAATACACCAAGTCCTTGCCCTATAACTAAGCAATCAACAAAAGGTGTCTTAACTGCACTCTTTAAAATTCTTTTTGTTGCTTTAGACACGTCATCTTCCTTGCTGTAAAGGTATTACCTTGCCACTTTTACCACTAAATTTTTCATACGGTCCATCGCCTAGGTATCTACCCATGTGATTTTTAGCAGGAGCCATAAATCCTGACTTAGGAGCCATAATCATAACCCTTTTTGACTTCATGTATACTTGATCATAATTTCTTTTCATAAAAAAGTCAACTGCTGTGTCTACATCGTTATTAATTTCAAAACATACCCAAGGATTTTGTTCTTCTATAACTTTTTCCATGCCCAAAATTGCAGGAAGTTCATAACCTTGTACATCAATTTTAATTAATGAAATATTTTTAAGATTTTCGTCATCTAATCTCTTTACTTGCACTGTATAAAAGTCAGGTGACTCCCACATTGCAATTTTACTGTCTCCGCAGTTCTTAATACCGTCATGAAACTGTACAACGACTTCTTTATCACCAAGTGCTGAATCTCTAACTTCAACATTTGCAGCATCACCTATATTTTTTATTAAACATTCATGAACTCTTGTACTAGGCTCATAAGATACAACTTTCTTAAAATGTTTTTTCATATCCATTGACCAAACACCTACATTTGCTCCTACATCTACAAATGTTTGCTTCAAAGGTATAGTATCAATGATCCTTTGTCTAATTTTTCTTTCATAATTAGGGTTAGACATGTCGGTATCTTCTTGAATATGTCTTGTCATTTTAACTTCGTTGTCTGGCATGTACCAGCCGTTGTCTAACTGTATCATAAGTATCTCCTAAAGTGTCGCCATGCCTCACCTGAGGCTAATTCTTCAAAGTTCCAATGACACATTGCTAACTTTTGCACCCAATCTTCTCTATCAAAAAGTTTAGGATCGTTTATTCTTTTTATTTTTGTATTAGATACTTCGTGACTTTGACTGTGTTCAGGTTGTGGGTCTGTTAAGAACACAGGCACGCCTTCGATAGCACTAACTACACTCGGACTACTATTATATAGCACAGTTGCCCAAGCACCTTGTAAATCTTGTAATATACTGGGGTTACTGCTTAAAAACACGTCTTTGTGTTGTGGGAAGTATCTAGTCTTTTTATCTCCTGGATGACCTCTAACAATTATTGGTCTATCCGTAATCTCTCTTAGTGTTGCAATAGTATCGTTTGCCCATTGTACGCTGTTATACCCACGCATACTCCAACCACCGTTACGTTGCAAACAAACTAGAATATGATTACCACTTGTTCTCCATGGCTTCATTTGTATACCTAGTTTGCTACTAATTTTTGTCCATCTGTTGGGATCAACATCTGTATCAAAGTAAAATCCTGTTGTAGGAAACACACCATTGAAACTGTATCTTAAATAACGATTTACATTTCCGCTATCGTATGCTAAGAATAAGTTACTGTCTACAATTAATGCTTTTTTACCGTTATTAATTTGTTGTTCAACTGCATTTCTTCTTAAAACTAAATGAGGTGCAGTTTTTCCATGCTCGTGTACAAAGCCTTGTATAAGTGCAACATCAGCATTTGGTACAACTTGCATTGCTGTTTGTGCAATAGCAGTATCGCCAGAATTTCGTACTCCAGTTAAAAAATTATCTAGGATCATAGGTTTCTCTAGATTATTATTATGCGGTGGAATACCTCCGTAATATGCTACTGCTACTGTCATGGTAATCTCTTTACATTCTTAATTGCTACACCATTCATAAGCTCTTCTTTTGTGTATTGAGAGTATGAAAGCATACATAACCAAGAACCTAAGTTACCTCGATATAAATCATTAATATCTGAAAGTTTGTTTCTTGTAACTGGATTAGTAATGTGTCTATCTAGTGTAATTGCAGGTACGCCAGCCCATATTGCTTCAGTTGCTGCGTTACTATTGATGTTCACTACACAGTAATAATCGTCATTTAAGAGCTCTTTATGTAAATTACTTCTCTTCTTTTTAGGTGCTTTCTTTCTAAATCTAATACGTTTGTCTGTATACTTGCGTAACTCTTTTGCTACATCATACTTCCATGTCTTTAGATCTACGTGCATAATACTTGCTGCAAAAGGACCAGGTTCGATTACGTAAATAATTTCTCCGTCCTTTCTCCAAGGATTAGGAAACGTCTTAAAATTACCTAATCTATCTGCTGGCGCATCAAATGACTTACCGTAGTGCAAATGACTACGTACAACTCTATGCCATACTTTGTTTGTTTCTAAAAAGTTAGTGTACCCACTATCAATAAACCAAAAAGGATAATTGTTATCAATTTTTCCAACAAGTAAATCTTCGTTACCTACAGTGTTTCTAATTAAACAATCTTCTTCTAAACTGTTAAAATCTCTTCTACGAACGTAAGTATTATCTTTACCATCGCCTACCCATTGCCCTGTACCTTTTACAAAGTTTTTATAACGAGACTTTTTATACGATTCAAATATATTTTCAATACCAAACGCATCAATAAAATATTCTATGTTATTATGAATAGCATCAAAGTAAGCATTACGTATGTGAACTTTGTTGGTATTAACTACGTCTACCCACTCATCTAAATCTCTACGCACAGCCTTAAACAATTTATCTTTGAACTTTTTCTTTTCTTCTTTATCAAGTTCACGTCTAGGATCTTTCCATTTAGCTCTTTTACTAATATGGTCTTGAATGTATGTTGCTGTATACCTGTCTTGAATATTAAACTTGTAAAGTTCTTGTGGAACAGGCACTAGCGATAACAAATAGTTTGCAATCTCTTTGTCATTCATTAATAGTTTCATTAAGAGTATTTCTCCACTAGTTTATATGCACGGCCCTGTTCTACTTCATCAAATGTAAATTGTCCATAGGCTAAACTATGACAGTGCTGTAATATTTTATCTGCTTCAGGTTTGTAAGGATTACTAAGCTGACTCAGATCGGTTGAGGCTAACGGTGATGCTGCACAAGGAACACTTACAAATGCTGGTACACCGTATAGTACTGATTCTAGTGCTGCCATGCTATTCATTGCGACAGTAGCATACACACCAGTTTCAAATGCGTCATATATTGAATATTCAAAGTTACGTTCTGTACGTGAACCTTTTACTCTTACTTCAATAGGTAAGTCGCAGTATTTCTTAATAGTCTTTGTAGTTTGTTTGACCCATTTATCGTAATCAATGTCATACCAAACACATGCTTTAGGATTAGGCATTACTAAAAGAATTTTCTTATCGTAATTTTTCCATCCTTTCCACACTAGTCTTGGATCATCTTCAACTAACATGTTCCATCTATCGTTTGGTATGTTGGGTCTAAAAGTAGAAAGTTGGTTTTCGTTTTTAACAATACGATGCCATTTCTTTCCACCTTTTTTATTACCTGGACTAGGAAAGTTTCCAAAGTATCCAGTATCAATATACCAATAATCTCTGTTCTCTTTTACACAGTTATCGGCATGTTGTTTTTTGATTACCCCTCTGATGACCATTGGCTTTTCAGTTTCAGACGATTCAACAGTTAGTTTGTTGCCTGATCCTTCTACCAATATTTCTTCAGGAGATATTTTGTCCATTAAAGATTAACCTTAAATTTCATCATCTCAAATAATTCTCTTTTCCATTGTTTATGGTAAGTGCATCTACGATAATTTTCAAACCAAGGTCCGCCTTCTGTATAATGAATTGCTTTTGGTTTACTATCTTCTGTTTCTTCATACCAGTCAACTAACCAATTCCATTCTTTACCTAGCTCACCAATTTCACTGTCATCTAACCAACTAAATCTATGTAAGTATGCACCTGTAATAGCAGGGTCATTTACAAGATCCATAGTAATCTTTTTGTTACTAGGATGTCCACAGTTGTATAAAATTACACTTGACCAATTTTTACGTGGGTATATAGTTTGTTTTTGTCCGTCCATTTTTACACCTTCCTTAGGTGTATAATCATGTTGCACACACATAACTGCATACTTGTCATCTGCTTGATCAAATAGTTCTTTTATGTCTGTTAAAAAGATAATGTCGCTATCACAAAACAATGCCCAGCCATCAAAGTTTGTAAGCTCTGGTACTAAAAAGCGTGTAAATGTAAATTCTGTTGACGCTAATTTATCTACAGGTCGATGATACCAACCTTGTTCTCTTAATTCATTTTGTTTTAACGGTGTTACTGATACGTTTTCATTTCTTGTTAAGATACTGTGTCTGCAAACTTGATATGCAATATCTTCTCTAGTATCGTATCCTACGAATACTTTTAAGTCCATTGTTCCTCCAAATACGCTCTTGCTTTTCCTGTGCGTAGTTCACTGTCGTGAAATTGACCTGCTGCTAAATGACAGCCCCAAGCAAATAATTTATCACTGCTTGGATAATACGGTTTTTCTATTAATGATAAGTCTTGTAGTCCGACTGGGTTTGCTGCACTAACAGGCGCTAACGTAAATACCGGAATACCCTGAAATACACTCTCAACTGCTGCATTACTATTAAATGTAACAAGAGCGTACACATCGTCGTCTAAGGCTTCTTCTAGCGTGTTGTGTAGCATTCTATCTACTCTTTGTTTATTACGTTGTCTAATTTCGATAGGTCTGTCAGTGTGTTGTTTTAGTGTATTAACAGTTTCTGCTAACCACTCTTCTAAATCAAGATCATAAAACTTCATAGGCTTTTCGTCTGGTGCTGCAATAAGAATCTTTCTACCTTTCTTATTCCATGGTCTAAACTTTTTGCCAAAGCCTTCAAATCTCTGAGATGGTCTGTCAATTAGTTTATTATGTTGTAGATTGTTCTTTACAATACGATGCCAAAATTTCCAACCATTAGGATTACTAGGACTTACTTCATTACCGAAGTATCCTGTATCCATATAATAAAAATCTCTACCATCTTCCCAACACTTATGCATCCACTTCTTTTTTAGAATACCTCGTAATACAATTGGATCTTCAGAAGCATCATAATCAAACGTGTTTGAATCTTGAACAGGTTGATTACATCCTCTAGCAAAGCGATTTATATAAGGGTCTTTTTTACCCTTGCTTACAAAAATCCAATTAGTCACGTCTTTCAATATCCTCTTCAACACAGTCTTCACCGTATTGAACTTCTAGTATGTGTGTTAGTTCATCTGTGGGGTTACTTGCTTTGTGCCAAGTACCTACTGAAATATCATACCCTCGTTGCAAGGGTTGAAGTTCTACAGTATCACTGATGTCATTCCACTCAGTTTGCATTTTAACTTTACCTTTTAGCACATACCAGTGTTCTGATCTTTTAAAGTGTCTTTGATCAGAAAGGGAAGCGCCAGGCTCAATTACTAATTCTTTAATTTTAAAATTATTTTCAGGTTGGTGATCTAATACTCTATACCAACCCCATTTGCGTTTTGTTTTAGGTGTTTTCCATTCTCCTAAAATCCAACTTGAACTGTTCTTTTTGTCTGTTCCGCCAACACCAAATTTAAATTCTACTCTTTTGTTGTCAGCAAATTTTGTTACTTCTGGTGAATTGCCTTCACCTCTATCACCGCCATTAGCAAACACTATCATGTCATGCATTGTTTCGGATGTTTTAAGTGCTACTTCTATTGCACCACATGCAGATCCTTCCTTATCATCATCAAATGTAATAACATTGTCTACTACAGCAAGTTCTTTAATAATAGCAATTCTTTCTTGTACAGGCATAAACGGCATGCCTTTTTTGTTTGTTAACCATTCGTCACTGTTAACACCAACCCATAACTCGTTACCAAGTTCTTTGGCTGCTTTGAAATAGGCTATATGCCCACTGTGTAAGGGATCAAACCCGCCTGTTACTAGTACGATTCTTTTCATACTAGTATTTATATGCGCAGTTTATGTAAAGAAAATTAAATGGTTGCGTCGTCCAAACCAGCTGTTCTTAGTTTGACGATATTAGATACTTGCCATTGTTTAATGTCTAGTCCTTTAATAATGCCTAGCCATTTATTACGTAATAATGCAAACTCGTTAATAATTTTTTCAAAGTCTACAACATCAGCTTCGCCATCTACAAATTTTTCAGCATCTCTAGAACTTAATTGACGTTGATAATTTTCAACATATTTTCTAAAGTGTGTACTACGTAAACGGCGAAGCTCAATGTTTAAATATTCGAGTATTGCTTCGATCTCTTGTAACTGACCAAATCTAGTTTCTACAATTGCAGGCATTTGTGCTGATGCTTTTTCAAGACGTCCAACAACATTTGTTTCTTTTTTAGCCTGTAATAATTCTGCTTCGTAGTACTGCACAGCGGCAGGTATCTTCGAAATATCTTTAGAAACTTGATCGTACCAGTTCATTTAATCCTCATCGTCCCAAATTGCATCTTCGACGTCTTCATCGTAATTAGTGTCGCCGTCATCTTCGTCTTCAGTTACATACTCAATTGCAGTATCTAAGTATGTGTCAATACCAAAGAGTTCGTTGATTGCAATTTCAGATACTCCGTGGTCTACCAAAGCAGTAACAAAGTTTTTTGCTACTTCTTGTTTTTCCTTCTCAGGAACATGTTCTGACACTACGTTCCAAATGTCAGCAATAAGATCAGATTGCATAGATTTCTACTCCATTATTCAGTTGGTTGTTCTTCGAAGACTTCCTCGTCGACCTCGACAGGTGTCTCTGTTACAGGTGTATTTATGATATCGTCCATAATTATCTGTAATTTATCTCCAGTCCATGCTTTTCGATATTCTAGCATAACTTCGCCAGTTGATGGACTTGTATACTCAAGTCTATTACCTGACTTTTTAAGATATCCTTTTGCTTCGAACAATTCAATCAACCCACTGTGCGGATCCATGCCTGTTTCGTATGGTATTTCAACTTGTACACTTTCAAATGGTTTGTTGTAACGTGTTTTCATTACCTTACACGCTGCTCTAATACCATGTACTTGTGAAGTTTTGTTACCGTCTGCGTCTACTTTAAGTTTAAGTTTCTTAATAGCTACAACAATACTAGAAGCATATACAAACCCTTGTCCACCGCTAATCTTATCATCTGGATCAAACATATCCTGTGATGCATACGTGTGGTTAGTACATACCATACCTACATTGTAACTACCAATCATGTTAACTGTGTTACGAACAAGTGCAGTCAATGCCTTAGGCTTACGACCCATGTCACCTTTCATATCACCTTTTTGGAATTGGTCAACGTCAGTAGGTGTTAATAACATACCTAACGAATCAATTACAAATAATACTTTAGGACGTTCTTCTTCAGTCATATCACGATATTCTTTCATGAACTCTGATACTGTTTTAGCAACGTCATCAATCATTGACATGTTAAGTTTAAGTAGTTTATCTTCTGAAGTATCTACGTCAAGTGCTTGTAGCCACGCTTCGTCAAGTGCGTTCTCTGAGTCAATAAGAACTACAAAGATGCCTTGTTCTTGTGCAGCCTTTACAATATTTGCTGAACAGAAGTAACTCTTACCACTACCTGATTCACCTGCAAACACTGTTACCTTACCAAGTGGAACACCTTTATTAAAGTCACCACTTACAAGATAGTTTAGTGCATAGTTTCCTGTGCTGACCCAATCAGTTGGATCATTAAAGCCAATACCAAGACCGTCAATGCTCTTAGTGATTGTCTTTCTGAATTTACTTATATCAAATGCTTTCGCCATAATTACCTTTCCTATGTGTTAAAGTGTGGTGTGGAAGATCTCGCTGGTTACCGAACGGAGATTTTAGCCGGAACTTCCACATACACAATTAGTTACTAGCGTTTCTACTTCTAATCATTGCAAGAATGTCTTGCGCTCTGTTAGAACCATCGCCTTCACCTGCTGGTGCCGCTTCTGCTACTGGCTCAGCCGCTGGTGCTGCCGGAGCCGCTTCAGGTGCTGGAGTTGCAGGAGTTGCTGCCGGTGCTGCCGGAGCCGCTGGTGTTGTTGGAGTATATGCCTTGTTAGGATCTCCAGTACGTGATGCCATACCTGCTGGCTTAAAGTACTGACCCCAACGGTCCATATCATATGCCTCACCGTCTACTGACGCTTCGAACATCTCTTTCATAACCTTTAACTCAACCTCACCAGGTTTCTTTGGAAGGAAATCTGACATGTTGTAAAGACCATGCGTTTCGATTGCTGCCTTTTCAGCGTCATCTAATGCACGTTCTTTACGTGACCAAGATGATGTAGAATAGTCTGCATAGCCACCTTTAGAAGTTTTCTTAACTCTAAAGTCAACGCCACGCATATAATCTGTTGGCAGTTCTTCTAGTTCAGGATCCATTAATGCACCTTTAATGATCTGGAAGATCTGTGGTCCAATAATAAATCTACGGATTGGGTTTTCCGGAGAACTTTCTTCGTTTAGCGGGTCTTCAGTAACAAACCCTTGGAATACATACGAACGTTTTTTCCAATACTTACGTCCCATATCTTCTAAAGATTTATCTTTAAACCATGGTCGAACTTCTGATAAGATCGGACATGGTGTTCCATCATTATACATTTCCATACATGGAACTTGTACAATAACCTGACGTGAGTCAGTGTCGCCTTTTACTCCAGCAAACGGAAGTTTAATCATTGCACGTTCTGCCCAAAAGAACGTATTAGATTGATCTGCGTCAGGTAAGAAACGAATTACTGCTTCTTTGCCTTCTTGCATATTCCAATGTGGGTAAATTGCGTTGTCTCCACCGGAAGAATTTCCAGTGTTACGATTGTTGGACTCTTGTAGTTTAGCCCTTATTTCTGCGAGTGATGCCATTTGTGCCTCCTATAGCCTTGTTATATGTTTTCACTTTCATGCCTAAGCATATGTTATATTATATGCAACTTTATTTATCTTGTCAACTGTTATTTTAACTAAATGTGGTTTTATTCAGCCAAAAAGAAAGGAGACCGTAGCCTCCTTACTTAGATTATAACTTTTTGTTGTTATAGTGCCTTGTGCAATTGAGCAACTAGCTTTGCTTTAGTCAGCCTTCTATCTAATTCAATGCCGTTGTCTCTACCTATTTCTTCTAACTTAGTTTTTGTCATTTTTGATAACTCAGCTTTAGTTAGTTTCTTAGCTTTCGCTGGGGCCTTTTCTTTCACTTCGTTCTTTAGTACCAAAGGTTCTGCTTTGGGAGCTTCTGATGAAGTGAATAGCTTTTTAATCCAGTTAAACATATTAGTCTCCGTTAATGAGTATTATTTAAGTCTTTTAGTAAGCACCAGCTAAGGTTTTGATTCTTTCGAGTTCTTCGAGTTCTTCTGCGCCTTGCTCTTGTGCCGGTGCCATACGCTCTACCATTTTACGAGCAACTTGTCCTGCATGTTCGCCGAACTTCTTGTCTACCATAGTAGCAACACCTTCTGGACCTTTTGGAAAAGTACCACTTTGTCTATCGTACATGCTTACAATAAATTGTGCTACTTCGTTAATATCATATGACTTGCCATCAACTTCGAAAGACTTTTTACCAGCTTTTTTGGCTTTATCCATTGCGCCTGAAAACTTGTTGCCTTCGCCAAAATCTGGCTCATCTTGTTTTTCAATATGATTGCCTTCGTCATCAAAGTCTGTGTCAACCATATCAATTGCAAACATAGCATCAGCTGCGTCATACTTGCCATTTCTAATTGCATCTTTAACTTTGTCTTTTGGCATTTTTAATTTGTGATCTTCGTCTGTAAAGTCACCTAAAATTTCTTCAGCACCAATTAACGCATCACTTACTCTACCTTCTTTTTGTGTTCCTTCGTGTTGTTTATGATCTGCGTTATCGTATGTTTCTTGTGCGTCCTCTTGACATGCTGCCATTAACTCGTCCATGTCTTGCATTTCAAGATCCATGTCAGCATCAAAACCTAATTTACTGTTACCGTCCATTTGGCAATCAAGTGATATTGATTTAGGATCAACTACAATTCTTACTGGTCCGTCATCGCCTTCAATACTTGCTTTATACGATACAGTGCAAGGTGTTGTTTCGCCATCATCGCCTGTTCCGTCCCATTCAAATTCGCCTTCGAACTCGTCTGGCATAAAACCTTCTTGTTGTGGCTCTGCTTGATCAGCACTTACTGCTGGCTCATCAACCATATCACCAAAGTCTAATGCTTCTAGTTGCTCAGGTGCATGTTCTTCTACCCATGCTTTAACAAGTGGACGAGCATCGCCGTTTGGATCTTCCTTTGCCTTCATTTTAATATCGTTAAACAGTCTGTTGTCTTCGATAATACCTTTTAAACTTTGAATAGCATTTGTGCCATCTACGCCTACTGGAAAGTCTTGGCTTACTAATTCATTTAGACTTGCAACTGCCTCTTTAATTTCTTCGTCGTTGCCTGCTGTAAGTGGTGAATCTTCACCTAATGCCATTGCCCAATTTTCAAATGCTGCAAACGGATCACTAGATTCATCCATGTCATGTATGCCGTTACCATTATCATCAACCCAATGTCTTCCATTCTCATCGTGTGAGTCATGATCACAATCGGTTGTAGGTTTGTGCATTACATCTCCACAATCCTTACAATGATACTTGTCTGATTCAGTTTTTGTCATTTCGACTATGTCGTCATAGCCTACAATTTCATCTTCTTTCATTAGTCTGTATAGTACAGGAAATACTGATGTTAAATCTTCTTTAAAATTTCTTACTGTAAATTGATCTTTAAATTGCTCCATTACATCATCTGGAACTTCCATTGCCTCTGGTGCCTGGAAACTTTCTACATATGATTCGTAGTGAGCCTGTTTAGACATTTTTGCAATTCTTTCTCTAAGGGAATCAAGTTGGCCTTTGCTACGTTCAACAACTGAATTTGTGTCGGAGTTCATTAAGTCGTTACGTACAACATAGCCTGTGAAACTTTTTAATTGTGCAATCTCTTCACTCATTTTAATAATGCTTTCACCAATTGCATCATATGGAGCACCACCATTTGCAACGTGTCTTTGCATAGCTCTTGCGCCTGCTAAGTGAATGAAAGGATATTTAAATCTTTCACCTTCTTGGTTTTCAACAAACAAAGCAGCAATATTTCTTGATCTATCACCTGGCTTCATTTCTGTATCATCAGCAAGTTTTTTACTATGCTTAATAATTAATCTTGTATCTTCCAATTTTTGGAAGCTCTGTTTCTTAGTCCCGTATAAGGTGCTCTCGTTCATTTTATTCTCTCCGACTGGTTTTACTATAGTGTCATTATCTGCTTGAGGATTTGAATATTGACTTAGGAATGCATAATCCCTTTGGTCTAGATTGTCTTTAGCAATGTCTCTAGTATCAAATGCTAGTAGTCGACGCTTACTAAACTTTCTTAATTCTTTTAAAAATCCGTACCAATTGTCTTTTTGTGAATCATCCATGCCTTCAGTAATACCATTTGAAAAGTATACTTTCATTGAATTTGCTTCAGCAAGACTAATACTCACGTGTCCAATGTTCTTATCTCCTTCATTATAATCGAAGTCAAAGAATCTGGCTTCCTCTGGGTTTATAGTAATTGACCCAGCGGCATCTCCTAATTTTAAACCTTTGAATCTGCTTCTAATTTTATAGAACAGATCGGTTGCTATGTTGTTAGTTGCGTCCATATAACTATTTATCAAAATCCTGTACTTACGAAGATCGGCATTGGGAACTGATCTTCCGTCATTCTTTCTGTCATTTTATCGTAAATCTTAGGATCCCAATCAGATAATACGTTAGCCATACGTACAATTAATAACGTTGCGGCCACTAAATCGTCATGTTCACCTGTTTTTGCACCGTACCCAACACCGTGTGCTACGAATGTTTTTAGCTCTGATATAAGCGGTTTACTGTGTATTTTCATCTTATTCTTTTCTAATAAGTTCTTTAATCCGCTACATGCAGTAATCTTTGTTTTGTGTGTAGTGTTAAATCCTTTCCTATAGCGTCTAACATGTCCTTTTCTAATAGGTTCACTTAAGAACAAGCCGTTAAAGTTTTCTTCGCCTATATCTGCAATAACAACAAGTGCTGCTTCGCCAATGGTATTGTTTTCTACACTGTAATATATAGTAGGATTTGGATTACCGCCATTTGCACATTCGCTTTGAATGTACTGTAATATTTCTCTTAATGTTCTTACTTGCTGTTGTATTGGTGTTAAATTATGTCGCCATTCTCCTACCTGTTCCATACTAGGCATTTCAAATATTTGAATAGCACCATAGTCACCACCTGTACCTAAACTTGGATCCATACTTACTAAGTATGTTGCTTTAGGATTAATTTTCTTATACCAGCGTGTTTGACCTGTATTCATAACAGGTTCTGATCCTTCTAGTTCAGCCAACTTAACACTATTAATAAGTGTTTCATCAAAGATTAAGAATTCACAATCAAATTCACGTCTAAAACGTTCGTCACCAATCTTTGCTTTTTCTTGTGCTGCCCAGTCTTCATCTCTATCTGGATGTTCTGTCCAAGGAGCAAAGTAAGGAAAAAATCCGTTAGTACCTACTCCCATATCATTACCATGATCGTCAAACTTTTTATTTGCTTCTGTCCAAATCATAGCAAACTGATCTTCGTCTGAGTTTGGTGTACTTGTAACAATCGCTTTACCACCTGTTGACAGTGTAGGAGAAAGTGCAGTCCAAAACTCTTTGGCTTTCTCTGGGGGTTGCACAAATGCAAACTCATCACAGTATATTAATGAAAGTGATTTACCACGTCCAGTATCTTCTGTTGTGGTAGTTGCTTGTATTCTACTACCGTTATCAAATTCAATTGTGTTTCTGTTGTATGTGTAGATACCTGCACGAATAAAATCTGGCAAAGTTTCATAACCGTATCTATATCTATTCATAATATCCTGCGCACCTGTATATTTGTGTGCAGCAATTAGTACTTGTGCTTCAGGTGTAAACATAGTATACCATAATAAGTATCCAGCAGCACATGTTGTTTTACCCATCTGTCTTGGTAACATAGCAACACAGTATCTATTTTCTGCGTATGCTTGTATTAGCTCTCGTTGAAATCCGTAAGGAACAAACTTCATCGAGCCTTTTGTTGGGTGTTGAATAGATAAAAAGTTTTCGCAGAAATACAAAGGTCCTGTAATAGGATCCATACAAGCTTCTAAGTGCTTGACTTCTTCTAACGTATATTTTTGTTTGCTGTGGGCCTTCTTAATCTGAACGCCATCTAAACTCTTTGCCATACTAGTATTTACTCAAAAAAATAGCACCCGAAGGTGCTATTGAATCTTATAATAGCAGTATTATGCTAATGCTAGTGTAGATTTTACTGTACAAGTAACACCAGTAAAGTCAATTTGTGCTGGTGTAGCACCTGATAAATCAGTTAGTGCAATAATCTCATCTTCGATTTGCTCAACAAGTGTTTCAGCACCTGCACCATCATAATCTAATGAATCATTTGGTTGCTCAACTACAAGTGCAAACTTTTGGTTTGTACCATATAGTGCGCCACGAATAACAACAGTACAATATTTTTCGACAATACGCATAATGCTTTCAATTGCTAAACCGCTTCCTGTTTGAGCATTTACTGCTGCGCCACATGCAACTTCAAAAACTGTTAAAGTTTTGTTACCGTTGTAATGTATTGCTGTCATGTCAGCGTATGGTTTTCTGTTTTCAGCAACTTTTACTGAGCTACCGCCACCGATTGTTGATTGTGTTAAATCTGCCATTACTTCTCTCCCTTAGCTTCTGCTAAACGTTGTGCAAGTTCAGCTTTAATTTGAGCTCTTAGGTCATCACCTTCTTTTACTTTTTTCATAGGATTGTCACCGTCAGCTACTTTAGGATGTGTTCCTTTAGGACGGTTCATTCCACCTGATAATTTGTTTTGCATATAGTCAATGTCTCTGTGGTCTTCATCAGGCTCATTAGCATATGCTTCTTCTTTATCTTTTTTCTCTGCGTCGTGGTCGTCCATGTCGTGGTCGCCATCGTCGTCTTTGTCTAAACCTTTGATCATATCGTGATCTGCATCATGGTCATCTTTGTCCATGCCCATGTCCATGTCCATATCACCGCCTGGCTTGTCATCATTATCGCCATCAAAGTCTGGAATCAATTTGTTGATTGGCTTTGGCATAGCAATAGTCATGTCTGGCATATCAGGCATTTCTGGTTTTTCAGGTTGGTTAATCATATCTGGATTAACCTTTGTCATTAATTTTAATACGTCTTCGATAGCATCACCTTCAGCACTGATGTTAACATTCATTCTTGCTTTGTCTTTACCTTCTGGTGCTGTCATTGGAGCCTGTGGCATTGGAACTGGCATCTCTGTAACAGGTGCATCAGTTGTATCAAGCTCACGCATTCTTTGCATAAGTTCATTAAAGTTCATTATTTACTCCCTACAGGGCTCTTAGCACCCGCTTTGTCAGTTTTAATCTTAGGAACATCTGCAAAAACGTCTGCTTTTAGTTTGTCGTGTCCTAATTCCTTTTTACGTTCTTTAGCAGTTTTAGATAAGTCTTTTAAAAATGATTTATTAAAATCATTGCCGAAGTAATCTTTTTGCTTAATCTTTCCTGCTTCTTTATATTCATTGTCGTGTAATAGTGCGCCTTCTCTTTTGTCATCATTAACTTGATACTCTTCAGTTGGGCTGGCACTGTTTCTTACTTTACAATGTTCTGCTGCGCAACCACAATCTTCACAACATGCCTTATGTACTTCTAATGGAGTAATAGGATAGTTTGTAACAAGATTAAATGTAGTTACTTCCATATTAGACAACTCTGGAAAATCCAAAGGAACTTCCGTAACTGGTGTCTTATTCATTTCCTCGCAAGTTACTACTTCTCTAGAAGCCATGCAGGCCTTTAGTCTATCGCAAAAGCCTTCAGGAACTTCGCCTGCTACTTTTACGTTGAAGCTGTATACTTTCTTGCTTTCTGTCAAATATTCATTGAACGTTTTCATACTAGTATTTATTCCTTTCCGCCTAATTTCTTCATAAGTTCGTTACGATCTAGCATAACATACCCAGATCCATTAACAATTTCATTGGGATCTTCGGGTGAATCTTGGTCAAGTTTAAGTTTTCTCATCTGCAAATCAACTGCTTTTAACTTTTTGTCAATTTTAGCAGATTTAGCATCTACTGCATTCTTAAGCATACTTCCAGCAACTTCAAAAATACGTCCACTGTAGCGTACCTCTACATTCATACCCAAATCCATAAGATCATCATATGCTTTCTCAGCTTTATCAGCTAAGTGATCTAGGTCTGATTCACCTAGAGTATCCAATTCTTTTACTGCGGGTAAATCCTTAGTAATGTTTTGGATTGCTTGATAACTTTGATCTACACTTTTTATTTCGGCTTCCATTTCTTCAGCCTTAACTACCGAAGTTTCAACCTCTGTTGGCTCTTCGATTTTAGGCTCTTTGTCCTGTTCTTCCAAATTAAAAAGTTCCTCTAATTTCTTTGTCATATTATTACTTATCTTCGTTTCGGTCCGGTGTGAAAAATATCTTCTTCAGTTACAACTCTAAAACGTACTCCTTTTTGCTTACACCATGCTGTAGCTGCTTCCCATTTTGCCATATTAAGCACATACTGTTCTTGATTGTATCTACTTTTGCCAACATTTTCTCTCATGGTTTGATTTTTAGGTTTAACTTCTATTACTTCTGCATGTTGCTTACCTTTTTTATCTGCGTAAACAATAAAGAAGTCAGGTACGTAAATTGTATGTTTGCCTGTTAATGGACTTCTATAAGGTATTTGAATACTTTCACTTGCCCACTTTGCAACACCTTGGTGCTCATCTAACATTCTCATAAAAACAGTTTCCCAACTTGAACGAGCCATTGGTGTTTTATTACCAATATACTTACTGGGGTTTTTCATTTCAAACTTGCCTTGAGCAAACTTGGGCATGTTAAGCACTCACATTACGTTGTTTTGAGACATCTTCTACCGGTGTACGATAGCCTAGTGTTGAAGTTGATGGTCTATTATTATTTAGAATTTCAGCAACCAAAGCACTGATTTGTAATTGTTCTAAACCTGTAATATCATCTAACACTTTTGTTATAGGCATGTTTTCTAACTTTGCCTGTTTTAATAATGCTGATGCAACAACTGATGCTGCACTATCGTCGAAACCTTTTAATTTAAAAAATCCAATTGCTGCATCATAGTCAACAGCATTATATTCTAAAGGTTCTTTACCGTATTGGTCAAAGTAAAGTCTAGTACGTGCTGCACTATCTTGTATTTCCTTTGCTGGTAAATTAGTAGGCATGTTATGTTCCTATATCCTGTCTTCCTACGCCGGTGCCGCCTTTTGTTACTTTTTTCTTTGCAGCAGTAGTTCCGTTGGCTGCATCATTCTTCGGAAAGAATATTCCTGCTGCACCTGATATTGTATTTGAAATTTGTTGTATGCCACCTGGGCTTGTTAAAATATTAACACCTTCATTAAGAATAGATTCTTTACTTAATCCTCTAATATTTTTATATGTATTAACTGCGGCAATTGCTGTACCTAGAAATGACTTAGGACTATCAAATGCACTACCGTTACCAACAGCACCAAACACTGCTTCAAGTCCGTCAAGTACACCGCCTTCACCAAGCAGTAATCCTGTTCCTCCTCCTGCTATACCGAGTGGAGATGAAACTGTATCGTAGTGTAAGTTTGCAAAGCCCTTAGGCGAACCTTGGCTGACTGTTCCTGCTGTGTATTGTACTGCTTCATATTGTAATGACATTGTGCTTTCAGCAGTTTCAGAACCTGCTGCCATTTCCATACCACCTGCTGACCAATTTTGTATTTTTGGATTAACTAGTGTGTAGCCAACAAAGCGTCTACGTCCCATTGTAAAGATAGTAACAGATTTAAAGAAGTCCGCAGTAGATCCGTTATCAAAACCAAATGCATAATTGCCGGATTCTTTATTTCTATATTGATCTCTATCAAACGCTGCTGTAGGATTAGATCTATCTGCAATGTAGTATCCATAGTATAAAGCCCACATAGCACTTATAACACCTTGGTTATCATCGTGCATAGTAAACTGCACAGGATCATATTGAATTCGTTTATATACGTTATGCTTTTTATTATACTGGTTTAGTGTATCCATTTGGAAAGTAAACTTAGGTAAGTCTACTCCTTTAACTAACAGTCCTGTTTCTTCAGCATGTTTGCTTTTGAAGTGAGCAGCCTTAACTGCTATAGGATCCATTTCAAATCTAACGTAATAATTAAATTTAGTCTTAGGTGCAAGACGCATTGTGTTATCAATGAACAGTCTTGTGGCATGAGTATAGTTACCCATAATACCTTTAGGTTGGGTAAGTCCTGTTGCGAAATCGCCTAAGAATCTTGTGAATTTATTTGCCATACTATTATTTAGCCATAAAAAAAGCCCGGAAAATAAACCGGGCTTCTTCTATTTTATTTAAAAAGTTATTAGCCTTGAGCGCCTGAAGAACCTGTAGTAGATTCACCAATTGTTCTTCCAACGTTTGCGCCAATTCCAACGCCAACGCCTTGCTCACCTGCGCCCCACTGTACCATGTTATCAAAACGTATAGTAAGTGCAACTTGCATAGCTTCGTTAGTAGCGTAGTTAGCGTCACCGTAGTCTACGTTAGTTAGGAAACAACCATACATGTTTGCTGTTTCTAATACGCTTACTCCGTTTTCACTAGCACCGTTACCACCGTCTAGTACTTCAATTTTAGTTGAGAATTTGTAGTCAATACCTGATCTAGCAGATGCTTGTTCAACAAAGTCGAACTGCTTCTGGACCTGTTGGCCGACTAGTTTCTGTACAAAGCCACTAGCATCGTCACGTAAGTTTAATGTTAGTGTTTCAAAAGTATACTTACCTGCTAAGAATACCTTTGAGTTGTACACGTCTAACTGCATTTCTTCAAAACCTACTTTTGGTCTTGAAACATCTACAACCTGTTTAGTAAGTTCTGTTGCAGCACTAACTCCAAATCCTAAAAGTGTCACCCTAAAGCGATATTTTAGTTTAGGCATCAAGAGCACTTGGTTGCCTGCGTCTGTTGGTACTCCAAAGTTGTTAAGTGATGTAATAGGCATTATATTTCTCCTGTGTTCTTGACACGCAATGGAATGTAAATAAACTCAATCGCCTTAATCGGTTCGATAGCAATGTCAACATAAAGTTCATTTCTGTCAACTCTTGCTGGCGTGTTGTTAGTTTCATCACACACAACTGCAAAGTCGTATAAAGCTCTTAAGCCTACAAGCTCGAGTAATAATGACTCAACTGCTTGTTTAACTTCGTCCCTCGTGATCTTATCATTTGGTTCAAAGATATATGGTCTTGCAAGTTTATTAAGTTGTGATCTTAAGTACACAACTAAACGTGCTACGTTAATTCTATCTAAAGCACTTGCATTTCTTGCTCTAGTTTTTTGACCGTAGTTTACAAGTCCTACACCGTTAAAGAATGTAATTGGATTAATTTTTAATCCGTACAGTGTATCTCTTTGACCTTCATTAAGTGCAACTGTTTGGAATTCGCCTGTTGCTGAATCAATATATCCTACTGATGTAGCGTTGCTAATTCCACCACGTCTTGTTCCTGCTGGAGCAAACCATGGAAACGATACTTGGTCACTTAGTGCAATAGTTCTCATCATCATGTGTGATGCTGGAACAACTGCGTTTGCGCCACCTAAGTCAGTTGTAAATCCATTTGGATAAAACGCACCTAAGTATTCATCGTATGTTACAAGTCCGTTGTCGTTATTGTCAACAACTAATGCACTGTTTGATCCGTATGCTAACAATGAAGTTGCATCTGCTGCTAATCTTAATGGTGTGTCACCAATAACAAATGCTGTTAAGCCTCTGTCAATGTTTAAGTTAACAAGATTGCTCATTGTTTCTGTGTATCCAGGACATGAAATTAAGTTAAAGTTTCTTGTTTCTTCATCTCTAATTTCTGAGCTTGTATCAATTGCTGATTTAAGTGCTTGTACAACTACCATACGCTGTGCATGTCTACCAAATGATCCGCTACCATCTTCTTGGTTGCCTGATTGTGTTGACCATCTGTCTGTAGCATAACTTGTCATTGCTTCGTCGCCAAAGCGTGTGTTATCAGCTGTTACATCAATATAGTTGTTGTTGTACTTCTTAACGTTACCGCCACTTCTACGTAAGTTCCATAGCAACATTCCTTTTGGATATAGTGCTGGATCTGGAGCATCTGGATCTAAGTAGTTGTTAGTTAGTAAGTCTTTAATAGTTGCTGCTGTGTTACCAGTAGAACCTGCTAGACCGTAACGTGCATCTGCAAACAATACGCCGTCTTCTGTTGTTTGATCTGTTTTATCAACAAGTACCCATGCTAGGTTATTACCGTCCCATCTGTAAATTGTTGGGAAGTCTTCTAAACTTGCAGTTGAAATCCAAAGGTCTCCATCTACTAGTGCAGTACCATCGCTTTGACCTGATGATGCTTTTGGCTCAGTTGCTGAAACAATTGGTCCATCTGGTGAACAGTTAGCGTATCCTGAACTAAAGTTATGGTAACCTACCCAAGTAGTACCATTGTGGATCATCATGTCAACATCACTAAACTCTGGATTGTACCAAAGTTGTCCATCTGCTGGTTCAGCTAATGGAGCGTTACTTGATGCTGCAAAATCATCTGCTGCTAAAGGCTTCCAGTTAGAAGCAACATAGTTTTCACTTGCGCCTGCTGGTGCAGTGTAAAAGTTTGCTGTTCCTAAACCTGTGTTAATATTGAATACAGTAAATGCAGCACCTACTGGAGTATTAGTTCCGTCAGTAATTCTAAAATCACCGCCTAATTTGTGCATAATTTCTACTGTGTTTGAACTTGTTACTGCTGCTTCAATGTTAGTAAAGCCTGCGCTGTTAATAGCACCTGCCATTAATTCTGCATCTGCTGCATTACCTGCTGCTGTAAAGCTCACTGCTATACCAGCTGCTAATGCTCCAGAAGTTTTAACACTTTCTGCAATTGTAAATGTGTTTCCACCTACAGTAAATGTACTTGCGTCTACTACTGCTGAAGTAATTTTTGTTACTCCAGTTGCAGCTCTTCTAAACACTCTGAAAGAAGCAGTCATTGGACTTTCGTCATATCCGCTATTTTCTTCTGCGTTAGTTTGTACATATAAACTATCTGTTGGAATGTTAACACCACCGCCTGCTCTATCTAATGTATAAAGTGCAGATGAGTTGTTAGCATATAATGGTGCAGTGTATGATACCCATGAAAGAGTAGCTGCTGACCACTTACTTGCTCTCCAACGTGCGCCGTTGTTTGGCTCAGTTGTTTTAACCCATACACTTCCTGTTGGACGTGGTGTTGAGTCACCAGTTTTAAATTCTGGAACACTTGTATGTGGTGCAATGTGTAGTTCTGGTCCGTAGTATGTTCCTTTTGCAACACCTAAGTCTGCAAAAGTAACTTGTGGGCTACTTAAACCGTCATCAATAATAATAGCATTTGACTTGGATGAATCACCTACACCGTCATCTAAACTACCATCTGAATAAAGATAAAGTCTACCGCTTACATTTCTTGCAACAATTCCTTGTGTTTCTGTAATAGCACCGTTAATAGCTGTTACCAAGTCATCTAATGTGCCAGTTATTTGGAAATTTGTTCCGTTAATAGTAAAGTTTCCTGAACTTGCTGTCATTGCAGTACCAATAATTGTTGGATGGCTAGCTGTCCAATCATTGCTACCTACTTTAACCCAAGAACCTTGTGTTACAGTTGAACCGTTACCTGCGGATTTATACCACATAGTTGCATTTTCTTTACTTGCACTAAATGAACCGCTTCCGTCAACTGTTTCAAATACTACTGCGTAGTCGCCAATAGCACCAACGGATGTTTTAGGTGCACCATTATCAATTTTTGATGCATCATCGTCTGTTAAAACGATAGGTGTTTTAGAAGCAAACTTCTGACCACCTGTTGTGGTAACTGCCGCTCCGTTCCACTCTTGAATTCCAAAAGCACTTGAACCGCTGTTGATCCACCACTTTCCGTCTGCTGGATTCGCTCCCGGAGCAGTTGTAGAACCTTCTAATTCGTCTAAGTCAACATCTGCACGTACAACAAAAGCTGAATTTGAAACGCCTAATAATGAATATGCTGAAAGCAATCCATATTCGTTTAATTCGCTTCCGTGTATCGGAGTGTTGCTCGCTGTCTTTTTGAATGTTGGTACACCAAAAAGATCTACTAATTCTTTCTGTGAGGTAACTTTGTACGCTTTACCTGCGTTAGCTTTTAGCGTTCCAGCTGCTGTAGCCGTTCCCGCTGCGTTTAATTTATCTTGCGATGAAGCAATAACAATTAGAGGAGTTGTACCAGGCTCTGCTGGGGTATAAAACGACTCGTCTATTACTGTTACTTCTACGCCTGGTGATGTTAATGCCATCTTTTTATCTCCTGGTAATATTTTCGTATCAGTCTATTACGTAAACTTGTTGCAATTGTATTTAGCACATCTTATAAAATTTACCTGGTTTAACCATTAGAAAAAGGGGTCGAAAAGGTGTAAATACTAGCATGAGACCTCTTTGTAAGTGCGGATTACGGCCACGTGCTGTTAACTATAAGAAAGGTAAACGTACCTACTATAGGAGTCTGTGTGAAGTTTGTAATAATCACGGACAATACACAGGTGTACCTAGATGGGCTCGTGCTGGATATAAACAAAAGTCAGCATGTGATAAATGTGGATTTAAGTCACCACATCCTGAAGTATTTAGAGTACTTCATTTGGATGGAAACTTAGATAACTGTAGGCACAGCAATCTAAAGACAGTGTGTGCTAACTGTATTTCTGTGCTTTCTAAAGAAGGTATTAAATGGAAACAGGGCGACTTAACTGCTGACTACTAGAGCTTTTACTTCGTTATATAAGTCGTCAATTTTCATATCATTGTGAATAGTATGGTCAAATTTAGTACCTACCCAAGCCCATTCTGAAGCATGTACTTTCTGTACTTTTAGATCATTAATTGCTATATTACTACCTGCATTTGCTTCAAGTGCTGTGTCATACCATTTAGGCAAACGTCCACGTTGTACCCATATCATCTTACCATTTTGATTCTTAATTGCTTTTACTTCATTAGGAAAACGTACATCACTTACAATAATATCATCTTTAGAATTACGTATTTTGTTCTCTAAACTAGCAATCCAAATATCATCATGAAAGCTCTTACGGCACACTTCAGTACCCCAATATTGCAATACCCACCTTGGCGTTAATGTTGGCATTCCAAGTCTTTCTGCCCACCAAGGATCTACTTCTTCACGCCATTCACGTGCTTCTTTTGTTCTTCCTTCAAGTAAAGTTCGGTCCCATCCAAACACTGCTGCAACTGCATCTTTTAATGTATCAGCAAAACTCTCTCTTCTAAATTCGTGAAAGTTTACTAGATAATCAGCGACAGTGTCTTTGCCGCTACCGATAAAACCACATACACCAATAATCACAAATATACTCTCCTAGTTAATATACTTTACAGTATACTAGGATAGACAGTGAATGTCAAGTATTTTATTTGAATTTATTAAGTCTTCTTACCAAACGAGTTGCTGTATTGATATTTTTGGTACGTGACTGACGTCTAGCCTGTTGAGGGCCAGTTCTAGCACGAGTAGTTTTCATACGTTGTGCTTGTGCAATGTTAGGATGATCCCAACATTTGGACGGGTGTGATACCTGTCTGCTTTTGCGTGGGCCTGATGGACAACGGAACTTCATTTTAACTGTTCCGCCTCTTGCAGTAGACTTACCTCTGCCCCAAACCATACCGTCGTATAGTTCTTCGCCTTCCCACATAAATTCTTCTGCTTTCATTATCCTATAACCCAACTATAACCGTGACCACCTGGAACTTGAGTTGTAAGTTCCATTGTTAGTCTTTCTAAATCTGCTGTACCTTCTGCTTTTAACGATGGTCCGTTTAGAGCTGTACCACCCTGTGGTCCTGCAATACTTGCAAATTTCTCTCTTGCTTGTCCTAACATTACTTTACAGTTTGCTAGTGTATAATCTTTAATCCATTGCCCTGCATATACATCTTGTAAAATTGTATAGTCAGGCTTTTCATTATATGCCCAAAGAAGTACTTGTTCTTCTCCTCTTGGACGTTGCATAATAATTAACTTTTTACTTTGAGGATTCCAAGTAAAATTAATAAATGATCCAAACATCTTTCCAACAAGTTCTTGGTACTGTGCAAATAATTCATAAGTTGCAAGTCCACCCATGTTAGTTGAGCTCAACAAATATGTATTAGTGTATGCTAAGTTGAAAGGTTCAAACACTGTACCGCCTGTACCGTTACCTGTTCTGCTACCAACACTTCTTCTATATATTTGCCTCACTTGCTGTATTTCATGTGGCAAAGTATATTCGTTCTTATCTTTTTCTAGCGTAAGTGTTATGTAACTTTCTTCAACGGCATTGTCGCTTCGCTGTCGAAAAACACCCAAAGCACGTTTTAGTCCTGTATCATAGTGAATAGGATCTAGCTCGACGTCGATCATTCCATCGCCTAGCATTGCTTTACAATAGTCGAATACTTCTTGTTTTGCTGTTTCTATTTGGCTCATATAAGTATTTATGCCTTTCGTAACTTTAGGTAAATACTTATACTATGCCAAGACTGAGTTTATATAGACCCGAAAAAGGGAACGATTACAAATTTCAAGATAAAACCGTTTGGGAAATGTTCCAAGTGGGCGGTACCGATGTCTTAGTACACAAGTACATAGGCCCAGGAAATTCACAGGAAAACACACCATCAACACCAACATATAGTACAGATGATCCTACAAATATTCAGGATATGCTGTTCTTAGAAAATAGAGATCGCAAGTATGATCCAGATGTTTACAGATTACGTGGTGTATATAATGTACAAGACATTGATTTTAATCTAAGTCAGTTTGGCTTATTTCTACAAAATGATACAGTGTTTATTACATTTCATATTAATGATACTGTCGAAAAACTAGGTAGAAAAATTATGTCAGGCGATGTTATTGAATTGCCTCACTTAGATGACGAACATGCTCTTAATGATTTAAATTATGCACTAAAACGTTTTTATGTAATTGAAGATGTTAATCGTGCAGCAGAAGGATTTTCAAATACATGGTATCCACACCTGTACAGAGCAAAGTGTAAACCATTAGTAGATTCACAAGAATTCAAACAAATTTTAGATGGTATAGCAGACCAAGAAGCACTAAAAGGTACTTGGAATGCTGAGTCAACTTACTTCCCAGGAGACATAGTTATTGCTCCTAATGGCGAAAAGTATCAAGTTATATCAGAAGTTACAAATGTTGAACCACCTAACTCAACTTATTACAAACTTGCAGATACACTCAAAGATATTATGAGTACGTATGAAAAAGAAATGCAAGTGACACAAGCAGTACTTGATCAAGCTGAAGCAGATTCACCAGAGTCAGGTTATGACACTAGTAGATTTTATACTATGCAAACTGACAATCAAGGTAACACAGAACTTGTTACAGCTGACAGTGATGACTTACTAATTCCTAGTACAGACAAAGATGGTAATACATTACTTGATGACAAAGGTAACGAAGTTTATATGTCTGTTACTGCTGACACTGCATACCAAACACCAGAAGGTAATGCATATAAAGGTTATCTAATTGGTGACGGGTTACCAGAAAATGGTGCACCGTTTACACAAGGTATAGCATTTCCTCTCAATCCTATTGAAGGACAGTTTCACTTACGTACTGATTACAAACCTACACGCTTGTTTAGATTTGACGGAATACGTTGGAGAAAAACTGAAGATGATGTAAGAATGACAAGAAGTAACTTAGGTCCAAGTCAAGTAGGTGCAGGTAAAGATTTTGCTGGACACGACCCTGCAATAAGTAAAGGTAAGGATTCATTTATTAACAATACAACAGTTAATAATATAGGTGGTAAACAAATTGAAGAGAAACAGAGCTTGAGTAAAGCTCTTAGACCCAAGGCAGACGATTAATGGATTTCTTTTACGACGGACAAATAAGAAGATACGTAACTCAGTTTATGAGAGCCTTCATAGGCTTTAAATATGAAGCAGGTGATAAGACTCAGCAAACAATTCCTGTTATGTATGGTGATCTTACAAGACAGGTTGCTTCAATTATCAGAGAAAATTCTGAGAACAAGTTACCTACTGTTCCTCGTATGTCTTGTTACATTTCAGGATTGCAAATTGACAGAGATCGTTTAACTGATCCTTCATTTGTTAGTAAAATGAGTGTAAGAGAAAGAGACTTTACATTTGACGAAAGCACAGGCGAGCCTAACTACACAGGCGCACAAGGTAACGCATACACTGTTGAAAGACTTATGCCTACTCCTTTTATCTTAACAATGAAAGCAGATATTTGGACTTCTAATACCGATCAAAAATTACAAATACTAGAACAAATATTAGTGTTGTTTAATCCATCTATGGCTATTCAAACAACAGACAACTATATTGATTGGACTAGTTTAAGTGTAATTAATTTAGAATCAACTCAGTTTACATCACGTGCAGTGCCTACAGGAGTTGACGACGATATTGATATATGCACACTAGAATTTACAATGCCAATATACATTTCTCCGCCAACTAAAGTTAAAAAACTTGGTGTTGTTAGAAGTGTTATTGCAAACATATTTACTGAGTCGGGTGATGTAACAAATCTAAATGACTTAGTTTATGATGCTACAACAGCACAGTCTACACAATATATAAATGCACGTTACGGTGTGTTACTATTCAAGTCAAACAATAATCAACCATACGATTATGACTTAACCATTGTAGATGATGACGAAGCAGTAAATGCACTAGGACTTGAAGATAAAGAAGTAAAAAGTAAAACTACAGAAATTGATTGGAATGCTGTGTTAGATAGATTAGGCGGATTTAAAGCAGGAGCAAGAATATACTTTAGACAGCCTACAGGATTTGAAATGGTTGGATCGTATGCTGTTAATCCTTCTAACCCTAAAGTATTGTTAATAACATTTGATCAAGATACTATTCCAACTAATACTACTATTGCTTCAACTGTAAATGGCGTTGCTGCCCGTGCTACTGTTGATGCTATTATTGATCCTTACAAGTTTAATCCTATTGAGAAATGGGGAAGTTATACAGCAATACCACTAGGCACAAGATACCTAGTACTTGATAATATTAACGATAGTGATAATGTTGGACAAAGTTACAGAGAAACTCCATACAACGAAGCCTATGACGGGCCAGATGCATGGAAAGGTTCAACTGGTGAAGATCCTATTATTGTTGCAAATTCAATTATTGAATGGAATGGAACAGACTGGATTACATTAGCTGATCCAAACACACTAGCAAATCCAACATATTTCCAAAATTTAAAAACAGGCATCCAATATAAATGGACGGGTACTGAATGGCTTAAATCATTCGAAGGTGAATACTCGCCAGGTTATTGGAGAATTGACCCTAACCCAGCATAAGTATTTTAATGCAAAAGAGAGCTGGAATACTATATCTGTCAACAGACACTCAACGAATACTACTAATCTTAGAGAATGAAAAGTGGTCTGTTCCTACGTTTGCAAGAAAAACTTCTGTAATTGATGACAGTTTGGCATTACAAGAAGATTTTTCTAAAGGTAAAATTGTTCCTATTGAATTGTATTTGAGCCAAGATAAAGGTTTTGAATACGGAACTTATATTTGTTTAGTAAAGAAAGAATTTTTAACTACAAAAGCAAATACAATGAGTTGGTGTGATTTAAATTACTTGCCCAAGAACTTACATACTGGACTTAGAAACACATTAAATAATAATCTAATAAGAACAAAAATAGAAACTATTTTGGAGTTACACAAAGATGTTAATACTATCTGAAGAACCTAGATTTCAAAAAGACGTTAAAGATTTTCACGAAAGAATCAAAAGCGTGTCTGACGAAGTAGAAAGAGCGCAATGCAACGGACTGCTTGAAAAACTTATTAATGTAGTAAAAAAATTAGATGAAGTTCATGCTAATCTTGCATTTGATGCAAAAGCTATGACACAAGCAACAGAACAACGTCAGGACATTGCTGTTGTTAGAAAAATGCTTGATAAAAGATTAAAAGATAATAAGTGTTAAATTGTAGCGAAGCTCTTAATAGTAATTGAACCTACCATAGCACCGTGGTTAGTACATTGATATCTGTAACCACCTGATATTCCTGCAGGAATTTTCCAATACAATATTCCACCAGTTTTCGCATTCGCACTAGAACCTGTAGTTACTGTTCCAGTATCTGATACGTGTATTAAACCTGTATTATATGCTGCACTTGTAGCATCTTGAATTTGGAATGGATGACTTGCTGAAACACCCTGTAAGTTAAATGCAATCGTTGTTCCGCTAATTGCATAAATTGTAGGATTGTTTCCGCCGTACTGATCAAATGTGTAAGCAGAAGTACCACTAGCACCAACAACTAATTGTGTAATTGCTGGCAAGTAAATATCTGAAACTTTTAATCCTGCTGATGTTACATCACCTAAGTCGTCAAAGTCTGTTGCTCCGCCACCTGATGCTGTAATAGTAACACTATCGCCACTTGCGTTTGTTGTAAGTGTAATGTTTGTACCGGCTGTAAGTGTTAGTGTGTCAGTTGGATTGTCTGCTACAACATCACTTTGTCCTGCTACCATAATAGTAGAGAACGCATTTTGGTTTACATCTCCACCACCGCCTGATGCTGAAGGTGCCCAGTTACTGCCGTTCCAAGAAAGTACTTGTCCGCTTGTTGGTGCAGCAGTTGTTGTGTCAACATCACTTAGTGCATCAATAGACAATGAACCAATTCCTGTAATGTATCCTGCACCGTTAATTAACTGATTGTTATTTGATGGAATACTTGGTGCACCTGTAAGTGAGCCATATGCTCCATCGAAAGCATCTGTAATTCCGTAACCTGCAATTGTAGTTGGTTTACTTGTTATGTCAGTAAATGCTACACTTGTTAAGAAACTTGTAAGATTAGGTGGTGTGTAAGTAAACACACCTGTTGAATCATCATATGCAAGTCCACCGTTACCCGATGCTGTTGCATTAGCACCAACGCTTAAGGCTGTAAGTGCTAATAAACTAGGTTTGTTACTTAGGTTATTATAATTTAAAAAGTATGAACTGTCAAAACCATCTAGTGTATCTGCATCAGTACCTGCGCCACCTGTTGTACTATCAACACCTGGCACCCAAGATGTACCGTTCCACTTTAGAACTTGTCCTGTTGTTGGTACTGTTGTTGTAGTATCTACATCTGATAAAAAATCAATTGAAAAAGGAATCATATCAAGCGTTACTTTATCTAATGCTGCATCACCTACTGATTGAATATTTGTTCCACCTGTAAGTGTTAATGTATCTGTTGAAGCATCTGCTACAACATCTGCACCTGTATCAGTTGAAATAGTTGAAAATATATTTCCGCCTGCTCCGCCGCCGCTTGATGTTAGTGTAACTGTATCTGTACTAGCATTTGTAGTGATAGACATTCCTGCACCAGCAACTAGTGTTAGTGTATCTGCTCCACTATCTGCTGAAACGTTATCTTGTCCTGATACTGCAATAGTAGCAAATGATAGGCTTGAACCACCGCCTCCACCGCCTCCACCAGAGATAACGATATCCCAAGTTGTACCGTTCCATTGCCATGTAACGCCACCGCTTGTATATTGGTCTCCTACTAAAGGACTGTTTGGAAATGCTAATGCCATAATATTTGTTCCTCTACTGTATTTATGCGATACCTAAGTTTGTAATGGTAACGCTTCCTTCTAATTTGTGTGCTTCGTCTGTTTTATATTTGTTATACAAAATTTTACCTGCAGAGCCCATAATGCTAGTAGTATATGCATTATAATCAGTATCTGAGCCAGTTGTAAACATTACAGCAGGGGAATTATCTTCTAGTTTTTGTTTTAATTGTGCTGGTGTTAATGCAGGGTCTGCTTGTAAATGTAAAGCACCCACACCACATACTTGTGGACTTGCCATACTTGTACCACTAATAGATTGCTGCCCAAAACTTCCATCGAGCTTATAAGGTGTTGGGCCACCTATTTCTGATATCTGTGAACATGCACTAATAATATTTGTACCAGGTGCCCATATTGTTACCGCTGGGCCTTTCATACTGTCTGGCTTTGTTACATCTTGATCGTTAAGAATTCTACTGTCAATGTTTCCTACGTTAAATGCAGTTGTCGCATATGGCGAAGGAGGTCTGTGATAGTTGTATGTTCCATATCCAGTAAATGTAACAGTATTGTTATAGTCTGTTCCTGTTGCAACATCAACTTTATAATAGTC